TACGGACAGCTTATCGCCATCCTGACCCGCTTTGTGGACGCTAAAACTGCATCCATGCCCGATGTTTCCTATACCAAACACTGGGCGTACAAGAACATTATGACCGCTGCTGCCTATGGCTGGATTCAAGACGCTGCATCTGTTCAGCCTGACCGCATCGTAACGCGCGGTGAAGTTGTCTTACTTGTAAATCAAATCTTCTCTCAATGCTGATAGCATGACATGAAAACAGCCGCCCCTGCCTGTCATGGCAAGGGCGGCGTTTTGTCCTATAAGCGTATTCTTTGTTACAGCAAAATGGGTAAAGTGTGGGTAAAAACAGCTACGTCTTTTCCAAATCCCGTTGCGCTGCAACGTTCTTTCAGCCTTGCGGTTTCATTGTGGGGAAAATAAAACCCTCGTGACAAGGACAGTTTTTACTACTATATCTTGTTGTTTTCAGGTCTTTTCGTCCCATATTTAGTACCTCTTGTTTTAGTAGACAACAGAGATTTCTTAAAAGTTCTTAGGTTTTCTTAGAAAAGGCTCGGCAATTTTAGTACGATTTTTAGTACGCCTTAGCATATCTTTACCTTTCCCTCCAAGTTTGCAAAGGACTCTTTTTTCTTTTCTCTGGTTGCCTCGTTGTAAATGTCCATCGTTGTTGAAATATCAGCGTGTCCCATAATCTCTTGAATAACCTTCAAGTTCGTTTCGTTTTCACAGAAACGAGTGCAGAATGTATGCCTCAGATTGTGGACTGAAAAGTGCGGCAACAATAATGGTTCTCTCTTTTGTTTCTTTGCCAGTTCAGCTTCTTCGATGTTATAATCTCTAATGATACGCTCTATCGCTCTGTTGATGTTATGGGGTGACAAAACACTGCCGTATCTGTTGGAGAAAATGAATCCAGAATATCCATCAATAACAGTCTGGTTGAATCCATCACGCATTTGTCGTAATCGTTCTTCCAGCAACGCCTTTTTCACGGCTGCGAACATCGGTATTTCACGAATGCCTGATTTTGTCTTTGGCGTTGTAATATGAAATACAGACTTTCGAGTATCTTCTTCAGGTCTGTAAATTAAGCTGTGATTGATCTCAATGATGTTGTTCTGAAAATCACAGTCCTCCCACCGAAGTCCTGTTACCTCTCCTACTCTGCATCCAGTGCCAAGCAACACAGTGAAAATTGGAAGCCAGTGATTATAAGTCTTATGCTCTCGCACAAAATTCACAAACACTTCCTGCTGTGGTTCGGTTAGAGCATGACGCTTTGGTTTCTCCCAATCATGACTTTTCTTGATCTCAGTCATAACTCCATCAGTAGGATTCAGACGAATATATCCATCACGCACTGCAATCGCAAATACTGGATGGAGGATCGTATGAATAATTTCCATACTGTTTGGCTTGAAACCATTTTCGAGCAGAGAGTTGTAGAACTTCTTGATCGTGCTATATTTAATGTCTACCAGTCTTTTGTTCCCAAGTTCGTCACGCACATACTTATTATACATATATTTATAGTTGCTGCGTGTGCTTTTCTTCAATTCTTTTTTGTCAGATATATAGTCCTCCCAAAAAACATCCAGCGTAGTCTTTCTTGCATTGAATGTGTCGATTTCATCCTGCAAGTCTTTTGCGATTGATTTTTCAAGTTCTCGCAAGCAAATTCCCGGTTGCTTTCCTTTTGGTGTCCGATCTGACTGAGTTAAAGTCCAGCTATAAACGAATCTTGGTACGCCTTTGGCATCGGTGTAACGATACATATATCTGCCATCAGCGTTTTGATATTCTCCTTTCCATAACAGTCGATTTTTCGTATCACGCCGTTCTTTAGCCATCGCATATCCTTTCCGACAAAAGAAACCGCAATACAAGCATACATATTTAATTATACGAATTGCGGTATCTTCTGTCAACCGCATAAATTTAAAATAATCATTAACTTACTAAAAACTTACTTTGCACATTTTACAAATAGCTTTGTTGCAAAACCCATTTTTCAAACAAAGGTCTTTTAATTCGAACTCTTTGTCCTGTATGTAAAACCCAATCCAGTTCCTTCTTGTATTTATCGTTATCAATGATACTGCGTAGACGATTTTCTCCGATCATTGAATATTCGGCAGCTTCTTCAATTGAAATACATAGTCTTTGATTATATGGAATTTTCATTCTTTCCATTATCTCACCTCACTTTAAATAAAGGCGATAAGGTTTAATACCCTATCGCCTATTTTTTACGGATACTTTAATTTGTTCTTGTATTTATCGTTATTTGGCGATAAATTAATCGTCCGCTTTGGACAGTATTTGATTGAGTTTCTTTGCCATGTTGTCAAATTTAGGTTTGCAATCTTTGCATGACTTTGCTGGCAAAAATTCCTTAACTGTGCCCCTCGCTCCATATGCAAAAATTTCATCATGAACTGTGTAAAGTTCTCCTGCTGGATTAATACCAATATCAGGGAAAATAATTTTTCTGCATATTGGACATTGGAATGTACTTCTTTTAAAAAGCTCTACAATCGACACGACCTCTTCTGCTGTGAAACGATGTTTGCTTTCAAACGATGTGGCAGCAGATTGTTCGACTACTTCAATATCTCTGCGCTGATCTCCGCATACAAGCATAATGTCACTCCTTTATTTCTTCTGAAAGTTCATCATGAATGTTACCGATTACACAGCCACGCAAAACATATTTAAAATCAACTAATGTGAAAATAGAGTTAAGGAATGATTCGCCGCTGCCAACAAAGAATGCGCCTCCACGGTAATAAACTCTGCCGCTTTTAACTCGGAACATTTCTTCAACATCAGGATTGATTTTTACAATATCACCATCATAAATTTCAATACCATTTTGATCTGGAATACCTGATGAAAACTCGACTATACATTCAGAACGACCAATTTCATCTCCATATAAATTTTCGGCAAGTTCTCCATTTGGTTTTAATATCCAATATGGAAGGTCGGTGACATACTTCTTTCTTTTTGTGTCATATACTCTGTACTTCATCTATATTCTCCAATCGCAATTAAAAGAATAAATGCCATAGAGCGGCTAAAGTTCGTTTCCATTTTCCATCTTTATATTCATATCCATTAACAAACACTCTATCATTGATCGTAGTAATGTTCACAGAAGATGATTTATGTGGCAAATCAGGAACTCTTTTATTATTGATGTAAATTTCATCTCCATCAATATTTACGAATGTATTGTTACTTACGCAGATCATCGTATCTGTCCTTTCTCAGTCAAAAATATCAATCAACTCTTTGATGTAGAACCAATTCCACCAGTTCGGAGGGCAGTTACATCATCGTCATCAGTAATGACAAAAGGCATGATAATTCCTTGAGCAAAAGCATCACCCTTATTGACGGTCAGAACCTTATCGTTCTTACTGTCGTTTGTGATCTTGATAAAGATATGGCCTTCATTGGATTCATTATTGTAATAGTCCTGATCAACAACACCAACAGTATTGTCGAGCTGCATACGATACTTAAATCCATAGCTGCTACGAGGGAACAGCATAAGAACATTACCACGGCTCAAACTACACTTGATGCAAGTGGGAACCTTGATTGTTTGTCCCGCCTTCAGCTTAAAAGAAATGGGAGAAATGAAATCATAACCAGCACTGCCCTGCGTTGCTCTACGAGGTACTTTCAGTTCATCATACTTCTGATAACTTAGAACACCGTTCTTTGCCTTAAATTCCTCAGCAACAGTCTTTTCATATTCCTTTTCGGAAATTAACTCAAACTTATTCATTTTTACTGCCCTCCATTTTTCAGACACTCTACAATATCATTGACTAAAACATCGTAACCGTTGAGATCACCATTATAATGCCGACAAACAATTCCATGCTCCGTAACAAATTGAAGCAGCTTATTAGATAATTCATCGCTCTTAGCTTCATTTTGGAAACGACCAGAAGGATTATAAGGTTTTACTCGATTGATAAATACATTCATTGAATTATAAGAGTTGAATACTTTTGTGACCAGCTTATCAAATTCATCTCCAAGTACAGGATCGTTTGCATAAAACGCAGACAGTAAAATTGGAGAATCCGTGATAACTACATCGACCTTATCCTGAAGGCGGCTGATACGGAAATACTGCTTTCCAAAGATATATGCCTGATTTTTGAAAACTGCTTCACTGCCTTCCCAAACTTTATCCTTTGCAAATTCAGTGACAAGTTCTGCATTTATGCCACGCATCTTCAACTGAGAGAAAACATAAGATGCACCAGTAGATTTTCCTGCGCCGGGTGCGCCGAATAAATTAACAACAAGCATTATTCCACCACCTTAATATAAAGTCCGCAATGACACATACCTTCAGTCATATCACGGAACTCTTTGCACATACATTTGGTATCTGGTGTTTTTTCTAAAGAACATGGACAATAGCCATCATTTTCTTTTTTTCTCTGTTCAATCTCTTGAACCAATTCCTGATCTGGATTCTTAATGATTTTCATAATGCCACATTTTCACACCTTTCGTTGATAAAGCCGCCTACGACTTCTACTCTGTCATTTGCCTGTGTTGCGCAATCACATGAATTTTGATCAACATTCGGAATATTTTCAAATTCTTTCTTTGCATAGCGCAGCTTTTTCAATGCCTCCATCATGTCAATGATGTAATTAATGTTATCAATATCTTCTTGACTACGAACAACATCAATAAAGTTGAATTCAATAAATTCAATCAAATTATCAATTTGTGATTCTGTCAAAGAAATATTCATTGTTTCAGGTTTCATTATAATTCTCCTTATTATGAAATTTTCTCTGCATACTGACCTTCAGAGTTTAATGTAACACCAAGCAGATCATCATAATGAGAAGTGGAATTTGGAATATAACGCCCAAATTTGATGATAACATTTGAAAAGTTAGATAATTTTTCGATCCATCCATTTTGTTCGCATTCCAGTTTTGTATATCCTGTATAGATTACAAAGTCATCGTTGCATTTGTCACGGAAACTATATAATAATCGTAACAAATCATCAAAACTATCCAGCGGTTCTAAACCGCCACAAACCATAGACTTTGAGATTGAGTTAGAAACATACCGCTGGATAATTTCTTCTATACTGATTTCAATCATTGGAGAACGGGCAAGGTCACTGTTTTGACAACAGTGAACCTTAGCCTCATTCTCGCATTTGAAAGAACAAAAAGGAAAGATGATGAACATGGATGGTTTTTTATAATTGATAAAATCCTCGTCAACCAATCCTTTAATCAGCAACTTTCGCCCACTCCCTCATTTGATATTCTGCTTTGCGTTCCTTGGAATAAGTCTTAATCGGAGTATAAAATCCAACGATACGAGTATATTCTGTATGAACAGGTTCTCCGCACTCAGGACAAATCTTGCCAAAGAATGCGTGATTGTTTTTGCAAGCCTGAATCTTAGTATTGAACGCAAAATAAGTTACGCCCTGATCTGCGATATAATTCAGCATATCCCAAGCCTGTTCAAAAGTATTGAATGGTGCTTCGATATTGACATGAAGGATACTACCGCCATTACAGAAATTATCAAACATAGATGCAATGCGAATGCGCTCCTGCATAGTAGTCTTAATACCAAGGGGGATAAACTGGTTGCCATACAGAGGCAGATCAGTCACAGCATCATCAGGATAGAAGAATAAGTCTTTCTTCATCAGCTTTGCGGCTGCGGTTTCACCGGGAATTTGCTCACAGTTGATTTGATAATCGACAGTTTTAGCAAATTCAGCCTTTGTACTATGAATGACTTCAAAAATCTTCTTGCCGAAAGACTCTGCATTCTCAGTGTAATATGTATTGCCAAACTCGTCCTTACGAATATATCCAAAAGTTTTCATTGTTTCATAAATGCCAATGAATCCAATCGTATTGTAAAGATGTTCGAAATCTACAATGCCAAGAGAGAAATTGCGAAGCAAACCTTTATCGACATTACGCTTGATAATACTACGCACACAATCAAGAGCCTTCAGATTCAGAATAACCATTTCCTTGAGAGCTGCCAGATAATCAGCCTCAGTCCTGTTTTCAAGAGCCAGTCTTGCCAGATTGATCGTACTGACCTTTACAGAACCAACTTTCAGAGCAGTACCACCGATAGAATTGAAATAACCCAAATCCTCAATGTTGCTCTTCAGACGGCAGCAGTTGGACAGACTGGTAACAGAATCATCAATAAACAAATTACTGTCGTTCCACTCCATATTGTGTTTACAAGCATATCGTGCAAATTCCTCGTCCATAAACTTTCCATTAACACGAAGCAGCGAAATAGAATTGACGGGGAATGTCATCATATTCTTGGAACGGATTTTTGCCATCGTTTCAAGAAACACTTTCTGGAACTCCATGATACCTTCGATTTCATCAATCATGAAAGAACCATCGGGGAATTCAGCACCACCAAACAAAGCCTCAAGATATGGTCTATCAAAAATGCTTGTATTGGTAAAAGCGGACTGGATACCACCACGAAGGAATGGCTGATTCAGGGCATAAATCAAACGCTGAATCTGCTGACGAGCTGCACGATTATTATCTACATACAGGTTTTCGGCGCAATCCTTCTTCCAGAAATAATACATATAAGGGATAAGATTGGGCAAACCAACAGCACCAGAACTGCGGTTACAAGTCCAACTAACAAATTCCTTAACAAAGTCCACGAAAGTTTCAAGATGCTGGGGAGGTTCGGCATTAAAGTTTTCAATGAAGAACAATCCTTTTTCAGCCAAGTCTTTTAAATCATAAGCAAAACAATAGTGAACAAAAGTCGAGGTATTTGCATCGTGCAGATACAGGTGTCCATCCCACTCATTACGCAGCCAATCATTTGCTGTTTTAAATCCATACTTCTTGTTGATCTCGTAATGAATCTTGTTGAATGCCAGCAGCTTTTGATGGGGCTTAGGCATTTCATTAATCAGAGTAACAATATCTTTCTGTCCAACATTAGCGTTACCATCTACGGAAGCATCGGCAACAGTATCAGAGTCGATAAAGTTGTCAATGAAATCCGTGTAACTTAACTGACCAGCGGAAAAGCCATTGATTTTAGCCATTTCCTCACTGTAATCATTTTGCATTTTGTTGTATGCGTTAATAAAATTCTTCTTCAATTCAATATTAATATTCACTGTACACTCTCCTGTTCATTGATCCATTTATTTGCCGCCGCAAAGTCCATCTGATTGCCGTCCACATCAAGAACAGGTACACGAACAAAGTTCATGCTTTGCATCAATTCCTGATCATTGTTTTCCTCAAACTGAATACCTTTTGCTGTTAGCTTCTTTTTCAAAACATTACAAGATGGGCATCCAGTAGAATAAAGAATTATCTTGCTCAAAATACTTCCCTCCTTAATCTAAAATAATGGAACGGATTTCACTCCATTCTGATACACGGATCACACCAGCCGCTTGAGCATCAAAGGTTTTATTATGAGGACGGCTGAATAAAATACCTTGATAATCTCCACCAGTGACATTATGTGTTCCGTCATCAATAAGATAATCACCATGAATAAGCTGTTTGTGCGCTGTAATAACAAATTGATTCCAATTCAAGAACGGAAAGAGTTCCAGAATGCGTTCAATCTTTTTATCGCAAGTATTGTAATGCGTTGCAGTTACGATGCGCAGAATGTGCTTATCATTGATTTCTTTTAGAACTTCAAAACAACCGGGAATGCGTTCCAGATTGTTCCAAATTTCCTTTCCCATAATTGGGGCATAGACTTGTGCTTTTGTCAGAGTCGGAAAAAATAAACTTACATCCCAATCAGTAACATCAGATGGACTAACATTAGTACCATGTTCCTGATTGATTGCCGAAACCCAGCAATCAATCAGGTTTTCAATTGTGTCATCTGCGTCACAGAGAATAATTTTCTTTTCCTGATTCATATTATCCTCCAATAAACGCCAAAATGTCCTTTATAGAATTAGATAAGTCCTTCAAAGTACCATCATTAATCACATAAAGATTCGGAGGATAATCATCCATTGCAGTTTCTGATGGGTGCTTCAATTGCTCAGGAGTCAAATTAGATACAAAATTCGGACGGTTAATACGAATTAGAGTCGTATCCATGCCATGTTCAATAAAGCATTCAACTTCATTGGGGAAACGACAGTCTGGAATCAGCACATAATCCCATTCATTCGGAAACAGTTCCAAAACACTTACTACAAAATCAGTCCAATAGCTTGGACGCTGCTTGCGAACTACATCAGTACCGACATATTGAAGTAGAGTGCGTCCCTTTTCATCTTTTGTTCCATCCCAATTAAAGAATTTCTCACAGATGTACTTGACCAGATCACCAAAATGTGTTGTAAGAACACGATAACCTTTTGCGGTAAGCTGCTCATTAAGCATTCCAGCGAGTGTATCTTTACCATGACGAGCCTTACCAGAGATACAAATTACTTTCAAATCAACTCACCTCTTTACATTTTTCACAAATTGGAATTATGTGAGCTGCATCAAAATTTTCCCTTGCATTTTGTGCTTCATCTATTGTTGGGAAATAACCCAGCCAAATTTGTTTGCCATCAAGTTTGCCGTAAGCCCGATATTTATCACGGCGTTTATCATATGAAACACCTTTACACTTTGTAGTGGAATTTCTCGGCGTATCACGATTTAATGAATTCACTTGCTTATTTGCAACTCTTAGATTTTCTCTACGACAATCCAATTTGTTTCTATTTTTGTGATCAATTACTATTTCTTGAGTCGTTTTAGTAATATGTTTATGGAGAAAAACTTCTTTCCCTGTAATTGGATTTCTGCCCCTTGCATATCCATTTTCTGTTTTTCTCCAAAACACTTGCCTTGCTACCGTAATATCATCTTTAGAGATCAAAGCATAATCGTCTAAGTCATATGTAAATGAATGATATAACTCAATTTTGTAATATGAACCACAATCAATATACCGATTTCTCTTTTTAGCCATTTACGATTTCCGCATAAATGTCATCAAAAACATTAGGAATCAGTACCTTAAAAGCCTTTAACAACATAATGGCAATCTCTCTCATGGAGGGATGTGCAGTAGGAGCGCAACGCAGCTTAAAGAAATGCCTCCACTCAGCAAGATTCATAGTGATACAAATCTCAGTTTTAGTAGAATTGTTCAGTACAGAACGAGCAATCTGAGGTGTTGCACCAAGTTCAATCATGCGGTTATAGTGACGCTCTGCATCAATACACGCCTGAACCCATTCATCATAAATCTGTTGCTGAATTTCAGCGGGAAGGTTATGAACCTTACTGTCATAGTCCATACCGCCCTTAATGTCGATATATGTAACCTCAGCACCGAACTTATCCTTTGCGTAATTGCAATATCTGGTGCTTTCCTGTGCAAAACTTGCCACACGATGACGGACTTCCTCGTGAGAAACGCCACGATCATTGGTTAAGCGAACTGTCATGTCGATATGAGTAAGCTGCTCTGTACCCTCTTGAAGTTCATAAATGGTCAAGGGTTTAAACAGATCATTAGGATTGACATTTACATCCATTCCAATATCCTTAAATTCAGGAAAAAACACTTCATTCCCATGAATGAATTCCCATACAAATTCAGGAATCACTACATCGTTATCCAAACAAGCCTTAAAGAAATCTCTCCATGCACGAACATTGGCAGACATAACATGACGATTAGTAGATGTAAAGCGAATAAAGCTGTTAAATCCACAGCGTTCCAGCAGAAGAACTGAACCTCTCAACTTTGTATAGCTGGTATTGCTTAATTCAAAGATGAAAGAATGATGCTCAATAACTGCTTCATGTCCACGCTTGATAATGCCAGAAACAAAAGGCAGTGCTGACTCTTCAGTGATTTTATCCTCGCTCTTATAGCAAGTTCGACCAACATTCTCAATCAGCTTTAAGGCTTCATCTGCATCAATAGGTGTCAGAATTTCAAAACTTGGACTTACTACTCTCATTGAAAACCTCCTATGATATACTTGTATTTCTTGTTATTTGTGCTTAATCGTCATCCTGCATGGACTGGAAACAATAGTCACAAACATATGTCTTTATGCCATTGCGCTTGATCTTATGGAGTGTACCATTGCTGGAACCACAGTCAGCACAGCAAATCTTCGTGGGAGGATTTTTCATGCGCTGCTCATTGCGCTGCTTGCTTGACTCGGAGTTAGGATGCTCCATCCAGTTCTTGTAGTTCGGATAATAATTTCGCTTCATTGTTCTGTTCCTTTCATTTTGTTTTGATATGATTTAGTTGAATAACAAAAATAATGATCGCCAATTTTATCGTAAAGGTAATCATTATATTGCCCACGAGAAAAGAATACTACTCCACGATCCAATACTGTTTCTGTATCTGTGAGTACAATCTGAATCACTTCATACTGTTCATCTGTTGGAGTAGTGCTGGGAATTAAATGAGCGGGAGAAAACTGATTTTCTGCATACACAACATCATTAAGCGTGTTCGGAAATTCATCGCTCAGAAGCCTGTTAAACACAACCTCGATTACGGCTCTCTGTCCTTCAATTGACTGATTGCCAGCCTCCAAGAAAAGCAATCTGGCAAGCATTTCAATCTCATCATCTGTGATTACATCAGCAATTTCTTGATAAGCTGCTGGTTCAGGTTCAGGTTTAGATTCAGAAGTTTCTTCCTCTATGTAAATCGTTGTCGGCGGGGGGGCTTGCAGTACGGTAGAATCCATAGATTCATTTGTTGGATTAGGGCTATAATGTACCATAGTCATAGTGGTGCATATAGGATCATAATCTACATTTGTTTCTGTGTTATTCTGACTTGAAACTGTTATTGTGATTAATAGAATCAAGATGACAATCACAACAACAATCAACATCAGTCTTATTGGATGTTTCATCGGTTTCCTCTTTCTTATTTTCGTATGGAATATTTAAATACTCCATGATTTCACGATAGCCAAGACCACCTTCACTACGGTCTTTCATTGCAAAACGATATGTAGCTGGTTCCAATTCTGCAAGACGCTGAATTCGATTTGGCTCATGCTCTAAGTGGCATCCGAAAAGACAAAGTTTACATCCAGTATTGTGTTCTTTAGTGAATTCATATTTACCGTTTTCGTGTAATACAATTTCACCGTATGGCGGTGCAATCGGAATATTAAATTCATAAAGATAACGGAGAACATCTTGTCTTGTCCAGAAACCCATCGGAGTGGATTTAGACCTTCCTGATGCTTTAAAGGCGTTACAGCCAGTTTTTAGATAAGCCTCTTTTCTGATCTGACTATCTTCTGCAAGTGTTCCGTAAATAGGATTTGTATTGACTTCTTTATCTACTAAGCGAATTGGCTGCTTTTTCAAATATGAGCAACATTTTTCACTTACATCAAAAGGTGCATCAATTAAGCATCTCCATTTCTTTGGAATACACCATGTTTTACAAAGTTCGTTTTTACTGGTATAACCAGATAAATACAAAACTACTGAGTGCGGAAAGTTAAGAGAACGAAAATACTCTGCTGTTTCCATGCCTCGGTCTAAATAGTTTTCAATATCACTATAATGAATGTCGTGTGCTTTAAAATAAGTTCTTACATCTCGAACCATTCTCGCAATTTTCTTGCTTGCCACAGGATAACCATCTGTGCGAACAACATCAAAATAAGTGACCTTTCCTCTTGCAATATGTAAATCAACTTGAATGTTATATTTCTGTTCGATATACTTGCAAAAGGATTTCACATGACTTGGCATTGACGCAAACTCATTACTTGTGTTTGCGTAGATAACAATCAAAGGACTGTCATGATGCTGATCACGGTGAATAGACCAATGCTTTGCAAACATATCAAACAAAACTGAACTGTCTGCCCCCCCGAAAATGAGAGAGAAACATTCCAATTCGTTTTTTGACAGAATTCAAGGAACTTTGCAGCAGAAACTTGAATTTTTGTTTCAAGTGGCCTTGCTTGCATTTTCATTAAATCCTGATTTGAATAAGTATATTTCTTCATTTATTCTCTTCTTTCTTGTTTACTCAAATCATTGAATGTGGTACAATTATCATATCCATCTTAAAATAGGAGTGACTATTATGGCTGATACTGAAAAGCGTAAGATCGTGCGCCGCTCTGCTGAGGAACGAGTTGCTGAGATTGATGCTAAAATAGCAACCTGTAAAGCAACCATTGCAAAGCAGGAAGAAAAGATTGCCGCTCTCGAAGTTAAAAAGCAAGCTATTTTAAATCCTGTTCCTCGTGTTTCCAAAGCTGGTCAATTGAAAGAACTGCTTAATAAAGCAAAAGCATCTGGAATGACCAATGAAGAAATTGCAGAAAAACTCGGCATCACAATCGAATAAAAGATAAATAGGCTGTCTATGTCGGACAGCCTATTTTATTTAGGCTTACATTCCGATCATTGCCATAAATTCGGTTTCTGTCAGAACTGGAACGCCAAGTTCTTTTGCTTTTGTCAGCTTAGAACCAGCTTTTTCGCCAGCAATTACATAGTCTGTTTTCTTAGAAACAGAACTGCCAACCTTTGCTCCTAATTCTTCCAGCTTCTTTCCGATACCATCTCTGGTAAAGTTCTGTAAGCTGCCAGTAGCAACAACAGTTTTGCCATTGAAAGGATTATCGGCAACAGGCGTTGTGATAGCTTTTTCAATCTGAATATTCAAATGCCCAACAATACAATGATACAATTTGAAATTATCGTCATCACTAAACCAGTCTTTCAGGCTGGCAGACATAACCTCACCAAAATCCTCAAGCTGCATCCAATTAAAATCATCGTTGATCAATTCAATGAACTTGTACGGATCACCAGCACAATAATTTGAAATTGCTTTTGATGCTGTCTTACCGATATACGGAATACCCAAAGAGATCAATAGTCTTGCCAGCGTAGTAGATTTTGATGCTTCAATGGCGGTCATGAGTTTGTCATAGGAACGCTTACCAAAACCTTCCATTCTCATGATTTCTTTATCGTATCTGTTAAGATGATAGAGATCGGTGAAATCAGTCAGCCATCCATTGTTGATGAATTTCTCCAAAGTTGCCTCTGATAGACCATCAATATTCATTGCTGGCTTACTGACATAATGAGAAAACTTACCCAGCTTTTTGCCGTTGCACTTCGGATTATCACAATAAACTGACTCTGTATCATTCACCTGTTCTACTCGAATGCTGCCGCCGCAAACAGGACAAGCATCTGGATACTGAACGCCATGTTTTGTACCACGCTCTGTTGCAGAAATATTCTCAAGAATCTGAGGGATAATCATATTGGCTTTATAGACTTTCAACTTATCGCCAATATTCAAATCATAGTCCTTAATGTAACTCAGGTTATGAACACTTGCTCTCGTGACAATCGTTCCATCCAATTCAATTGGATCGAAAATCGCAACAGGAGTAAGCTGACCAGTTCTACCCATAGACCATTCAATTTCACGGAGTACAGTTTCAGCGGTTTCATCTTCAAACTTGAACGCAATACCATCATTGTTGTGATGGGAAGTACCTCCCTTTTGCTTGGAATAGGAAATACTGTCATACTTCATAACCATGCCATCAATAGGGATACCTTTTTCAATTGCCTGATCTCTCATATGCTCGATTGCATCTTGAATAATAAAAGCAGAACTCTCCTGTTCAAAACGGCAAGCATATGGCAGTTCAAAACCCAACCTCTCACAAGCAAAGAATTTTGTCATACGGCTATCCGATGCAGGGAAAAGATCATCCAATGTCGGCAGATCATCTAAGCCTTCCAGCACATCCCACAGCATAAAATGAATATTTCTCGTATCGCAAACCGCACTATCAAGCTGTCGTACAGAGCCAGCAGCAAGGTTTCTGGCATTTGCGTAAGGCTTTTCACCAGCAGGGAGATTATCATTAATTTTCTGGAAATCATGCTTATGAATAATTGCCTCGCCCACCATACGCAAGAAGCCATTATAAGGAATCGTCAGCGGGATATTCTTAAAAGTCTTTGCATTGTGAGTAATGTCCTCACCAGTGTATCCATCGCCACGAGTAGATGCTTGAATCAGCTTGCCATCATTGTAAATCAATTCGACAGTCAGACCATCATACTTATACATCAGCAAGCATTTATGATTTCCCATAAACTTTACAAGTTCATCAACATCCTTTGTCTTATCCAAAGAGAGCAAAGGAATATCATGAGAAACCTTTTCAAGTTTGCTCTTTACATCGTAACCAACAGTGCTGGTTGGTGAGTTCATCAGAACAACACCCGTATCTGTTTCCAATGCCTTTAGCTCGTCAAATAGACGATCATATTCTGAATCCACTACAAGCGATTCTGCTCTGTTGTAATATGCGTCACGGTATTCATTGAGCTGCTTCACAAGTTCGTGAATTCGTTTCACTTTTTCGCCCATAGGCAACAATTCCTTTCTTGTATTTATTGTTATTCTGAGGAAGAATAAAGGCTTCCTATCCTGCCTCCTATATTATACTTGCATTTCTGGTTATTGTCAAGAGGTTTATCGCAGTTTATGTTTTAAATAATATGTGAACACGCCATACATAAACCATCCTGAGTAAGACGGATCAGGCATAAACATAAGTTGAAGTCCGTATCTCTGATTAAAGGTATGCAGACTGGCGAGATATGCTTTATTGGAAAACTTAGTATCATATTTCCCATCAACAACATCTTGATAATTTGCATTCTCTACCAACAGATATTTCAAGCCGCTGTATGTAGCCATCTCTTCTTCAAATCTTGCTCTCTGTTGAGAGAAATTACCGCTCAATTCCTCCAACGATCCTTTGCGCTCGATCATAATTTCATGATCAAAATAGAGATCACGGTCAATGTTCAAATCTGGATTTGCTGGAATGTAAAAACTGTAATCTCCATTAGACAAAGCCTTTGACTTATGAGGAATTTTCTTTTTATCCAACCAGTCGATAATATGAGCATTTTGTTTTTCTCTTGTGTCAACCAGAATTACAATAGACTTCACAAGCTGCTCAAGTTCTTTATCGGTGTATTTATATAGGGATAAAATCGTAATCACCTACTTTCTATTCAAGGAAAGATTAATCATTGTAATGTCTTTAATCTCTTCCCATCTGTTTTTGAAATGATTTGGATGTTCTTCTGGCGGCATATTCTGCAAAATCTGAATCACACCAAGACAATGCGCAGGAACCATCTCTGAACTAAAATATGATTCTGGAACATCTGGAAAACTCAAATTTCTACAAAGGATGTTGAAATTTTCATCCATTCTGATTTGCAGATCAGTGATGCCGTTATTGAAAGTAATGCGATGATTTTCACTCATATAAAGATATTGGAGCATTATCCCAATATCACCAAGCAAAAACAATTCATCTTTTGTTCTCATAACAATCTCCAATCTATACCCGATAGGGAATATTTAACTCCTTTTATGAGCATTTTGTACCCTATCGGGGTTAATCATTACTTCTCTCGTGCAGCTTTCATGCGTTCTGCCATTTCTGCCCTTTGTTCGTCAGAGTATTGTCTTGGGAACGCAACCTTAATCCATTTCTTAGGCAAACTATATTCCGCAAAATCTTCACCTCTGCGAATGAGTTTCATGTCTGACATTTCAGCCAATCTTTTGTCCAGTTTGCGGATTAACGACTTGTCGTATGTAAAGATGGAAGCAGTCTTTTCTTCGTTGTTATAATTGATGATTGTTTCTTGTTCGTATTTCGTTAAATTCATACGCCCTCCTTAGAATGAAAAGGATCATACTCACTTGGATCAGCATTGTTTGCCCACTCAACCCATTTTGTTACTTTTTCACGCAATTCATCATCAAGCAAAAATGGTTCACGCACCAATATCACAGAAGGATTATCTCTCATAATTTTGGCATTGCTCACGATTTCTTCATAATCAACAGGATAAAGCAGCATTTTTGAATATACTCTATCCCCACGATTTGAAATTCGTCTTGTGAAAGTTGCCTCTTTAAATTGAAAACGCTCAGTTAAATGTGGATTGAGTTTTAGATCGTTCTCTCTTATGTATCCAATTTTCATGTTATTCGTCCTCTTTTGCTTCATCTCTGACAAAGCTCCACTTTTTCAAGATGCTTTCCTTATCGGAATTATCCTGCTGCCAATCCCCATTGTTATCCTTTGACCATCTACCTTCCTCAGAACATTCAATAGTCTTAATAATGTCACCGACATTAATTGGAGCCTCGTCATATTTCTTGCGTCTTACCTTAACAATCTCAGTGCTGCCGTCAGCAAGACGATACAAAGTCAATTTGGGATTCTTATATTTGCATTCATATTCCTGAACAAAAGCATAATCAGGGGACATATCAGGAACCAGTGTTTTGACATACCCAATGTTCTGCAATTCATATTTCAATCTCTCGTTGAAAGGAATATCAATATCATCAAGAGTTTCCCAAATTTCTGTCAGAGCTGCATCATAATCAAACTTACGATATTGCTTGTCAGTTTCCTCGGAATATTTTCGGATGATTGGCAGAAATTCAACAGGGGGATTTGTTTTGCTAAACTGAGAACGGTCATAAAGCTGATCCAGAATATCAATGAATCGCTTAATCTTACCGATAGTGCCGAAGTCATCAAAGTAACCAATCTCAATCAGCGTGTTTACCTTGCCGCTATTGAGATTCTTTTTCTTTTTCATATCCTTCCACAATTCATAGAAATTCTCGTATTTCTTTTGTCTCATTGCATACAGGTCATTTGCACAACCTTGGCTCAATCCTTTAATGGACAGAAGTGAAGGATAGATTGTTTGATTATCTGGATCGGCTTTGAATTTACGATTATCCAGACCAAACTTATATTCGCCCTCTTTAATACCAAATGCTTTGCTCATTTCCTGCTTGAGTTCTGCGACTTTATCCTTCTTGCCCTTATCGGAGTATATCTGAAGCAGAACCTCATAGAACTCATAAGGATAATGTGCTTTCAGATATGCGTTATACAAACTGTCCAATGCCATACAGTAAGCATGAGCGGAGTTAAATCCATAACCACAAGAGTCAGAAATGATCTGCCATACTCGTGCGCTATCTTCCTCTGCTTTATCTGCTGGAATTCCATCATTCTGCATGATTTTATCCTTGAATCCGGTAATGAAACGCTCTTTCAAAGGCTTAACCTTTTCTGGATGTTTCTTTGCAATTGCCTTGATAATGCCATAACATTCATCAATAGGGAATCCAGCATAGTTCAGCGTATTCATAGTCTGCTCCTGATACAGAATGAAACTTTGTGGAAGTTCTTCTGTTTGCAAAATCTTATCAAAAGCAGGGATGCCGTAAGAAAAGTCCTCTCTGTTTTCAAGTTTTGAATACATTGACTTAAATGCAGGACGAATAGCTGCGATGAACGCCGATAACTCAGATACATTTCGAGGCTTATACTTCATGGACTTTCTGGTAGTGGATGCCTTTTCAACCTGATTAACACCCATTGTATAGCCGTTTGCGTAAATGTCCCAAACTGCCTGATCATTTTTAACCAGTTCCATCAACTCATTCACGGTATGATGCTTCAAACCAATACGCTTGTAAATAAGGTCAATCAGTAAGACAACATCAACCTTCAGAATATCGTTTTTCAGGAACTTATAGTTTTCAGCAATTGCCCCGTCAATTACGGCAGTCATATACTCTTTCTTAGTAGTTTCACTCTTGCATTTGATCAGACCAATTTCCTCACGAATGCTGCCATCATAAAGCAGATAAGCACATGGGGCTTTCTTCTTATCCATGATGATGCCCTGATACTTTTTGCTTGCATCAATATAGGAATGATATTCTTCATCTACATAATCATAGATGTTAATATCGTCCTTTTCGTCATCGTCTGCATATTTCAGAGCTTCATCATATTTTTCAATCTGACCAGAAATGGTATTTGCTAAATCAAAATCCATATTCTGTGATCTGGCGTACAGCTTAAATGCACTCTTTTTCTTACAAGTGCCGAATGCAATCATAGGATAAGCATGATCCTTGCCAAGAATTTCTTCCTGTGCCTCGGCTGCAATATCTGGCGTACCCCAGTTCAAGTCAATATCAGGGAGGCTCTTTGTTTCAAGAATACGGCTCTTACTGATGAAACGCTCAGGATACAACTTAATAGGGCTTTGAAAACGGTCAACTTTTGAGAAGCCAAGTAATGTATTTGTAAAATAACCAACAGAGCTACCACGCCCTGAGTCAGTTAGAACACCGCCCTTTTCCAATGCTCTCTTAACCATGTAATAGTCAATCAGGAAGTAATCAGACATATTCGTATCCTTGATGACTTGAACCTCATTCTTAACACCATCAAAATATTCGTCATGCTGAGATTCGTCTACATCTTTGACATATGCTTTGAACAATTTAGAAATCAGCTTGCTATATTCCTTGTTTCTTTGCTCCTGATCTAATTTAGGGAGTAAAACACCGTCAATTGTATGCTGACCGTCATAAAGAGAAGGCAACTTAATATCTTTGGAGAAAATGCGGTTTGGCTCTCCATTAGGTAAGGTGTCATACCCCTCAAATTCCAAAAGCAAATCCGTATTATCCATTGCTCTCTGAATTTGATCTTTGGTAAATACGCCTTGTTTCAGAAAACGATTCATGGTCGTTTCATCATCTGGATAATCCATGAACCATCCTTCTTCATCATCATAATGGACATTCTTGGCTGCCAAAATATAGTCACGCTCTTTTGATTGATCGAGATAAATATAATGGCTATCCATACCGACAATCATTTCAATATCATATTTTTCGGACAAAGCAAGAATTCTTTTATTCAATTTGATTTGCGACTCAGTATCGTGATACTGAATCTCAAGGAATAAGTTGTTTTTGAAATGATTATGAAGCTGAACTAAAATGTCCTCAATATCATCATAATGCCAGAAGGCAATACAAGCAGTTGTAACCATTACATCGTCTGCTGGTAGAGTAAGTAATAACTCTAAGTCAACACGAGGACGGAAATAATAGCCATCTTCATTTGCAGTAGACATGATACGATTAATTGCTCTACGACCATTCTCGTTTTTTGCCAGCAACACAATATGGCAGTTTGTACGATCTTTTTCTTGTCTATTTTTGACCCAATAAGCCTCAGTACCAAAAATAAATTTGAGATCGTATTTTTTTGCTAATTCATATGCTTCAAAATAGTATCCAGCCCAACCATGTTCTACACTTGAAATAACCTTATGTCCAAGTTCAACAGCTCGTTTTGCATAATCCTCATTGACAGCAGCAGAGTCAGCAATGTAAATATTGCTATAAGATGTGTGTCTATGATAATTCTGCAATTTCTCCACCTCCTATATATCTAAATTCCTTAAAGTATTTCTTTTCTGCCTCTATTCTTGCATTAACCGCATCATCATAGTTTTCATAATGACCCAATGATTTTTGTCGGTTCATAATCATAATATAGGCTCTCCATTTTCCGTTTTTCTTGTTCAAGCAAACACCAGTTTTGCCACTGGTATTTGCTGTATTGATCTTTTGATTTCTTTGGTTTTCTTGATTAGTTGCAATTCGTATTTGTGATTTTCTATTATCATTTGGACGATGATAGATATGATCTACAATTTCATTATCATTGCATCCAAGAATAATACGATGCTGCTTTATATTCTTGTGTTTTTCAGCAGTTGCACAAACATAACCTTTTTTATCAATCCACCAAGAATACTGTCTGATTAACGGAAAATCTTCCAAATCGAAATAGAAAGGTTCTCCGTTTGCTGTATAACCAATTCCATATTCACCAGACAAATCGTATGTATTTCCATTAGGTTTTGAGATAACAACACTTCCTTACAACTAACACTTTTTTGTTAAATCTATAAGTTTGCCATTATTAACAAGCCAACAAGCAGATTCAAATTCTTTTTTCGGAATTTCCTCAAAATAATCTGTTTGAACAAACGAATACGCCATTTCTGAAAACTGAACAATTCCAACTCCCATTGACGCATAACATTCTTTGACTTTGAATTTTTTATTTTCAAAATCTAAAACCTCAAAGCTGCGATAATCAGGACTATAATTTTTTCTTTTATAACACCGTCCAACGAATTGCGTGTAGAACGAATCTCCCATATATTTTATAGACACATTCACCAATCCTTTGCTTGTATTTCTTGTTATTTTACTTAAAATAAGTTCGCATCTTCGTCTTTTTCCTGTTTCGCAAGCATACGCTGCTCATTGAAACGCTTAATGTGAACACAACTGTTTCGGAAATTACAAAGGTTGTTACAGAAGAATGTATCCTCAGACTCATTGCCCTTACTATTGATCTTAACAAAAGAGCGTGGAGGCCATTGTGATTCTTGTTCAGGATCGAGACTTTCAAATCGGTCTGCCATATCATTCAGATACTTAACTGCTTCAGCCTTGAGTTCATCAGTCAATTCATACTTTCGAACATAAGGCTTGATAACATACTTTGCCTTAATCTCGTCAGGTAAATTATCCAGAGAATTATTCTCTAAAGCAGTTTTGATCATAAATTCAATGTCAATTTCATCATAGCCTAATTCAGCTAAATCAAATTCAATGTGATTGCGAAGTTCACTGACTAATTTGCCACGACTAATGACCTTTGTAATTTTAGATTTCTCTTTTGAATTGGCTCGTTTCTTACCCATGAATGTAACTTCGCAATATTTCAGCATAATCCAAGAAACATCACGAACCTTAAACCCATCATGCTCTTTTGCTAGCGCATAAAAGATTAACTGTCTACCATGATGGAGTAAGTCAGCAGCCTTAAAATCTGTCGATGTTTTCCAGTCATAAATAGAAATTGTTCCATCTGGATTCTCACGAATCAAGTCGATATAACCCTGAACATAACGATCTTCAGACAGAGGATAGATAACCAATTCCTCAGTTACAAACTTACCCTTGGGGGCTTTAAAGGTATTGCAAAAATGCTTCATATCAGCAACCCAATTATTTCGGATTGTATCATTTCCCTTAAAATCTTTAGGGAACTCAATACCAAGCATTTCCAAATCTAAAAGTTCCTGATTAAGAACATCTGGCAGCTCTGCTTCTGTGGCAGTACCTTCAATGATTTCCTGCAACTTATCATGAATCTTTGTACCAAGAACACCGTAAATTCCATTTGTGCCTTTCTTATGAAGAATGTAGGTGTTATACGCCTCGAACAAACATTCCTCAATTGTATTACACTTGGAAATACTATACACAGCCTTTCCAGACTTAAATAACTCTTGTAAGCGTGGGTCTTTATCTCGCTTTGCCATTATTCTTTCCTCCGTTATGACATTCTTTGCAAAGAAATTCAGTTTGATGAATTAATGGAACATGACCAGAAGAACATGGCATCCAAAATGATGCTGGTTCATCCATCTCTTTTCCACATTTACAGCAAACATATTTTATTGCAAGTAAACCTGTTTCTTTATCTTTGAGATACAATCGAATTCCTTTGAAAAATTCCATTTCATTCACCTTGTATTTTTTGTTATTCTAACCAAACAACATGGTTTTTCATCAGTTCTAAAAATGCGTCCTTACCTAAATCGGATGGACTTGCTTTGCTTCCTTTTGGTAAGATCAGATTATTCTTATCACAGATGTAACCAACTTTGTTTTTAAACACGGCATTATTTAATACCAGCTTTTCAGCTTGCATTCTTACATTGTCCTCTTCCAGACCTTCATCATAAGCAAGGACGATCTTTTTCGTCATGAGTGACTTTAAGTATTTAGCCTGAACATCACTTATATCACAACCACAAGTTGCAAGTCCGATCCTGCTCCCCATTGAATGAAGTTGCTGGACAAACTTTTCTGATTCTCCTACAACAACAATATTCTTCTGCTGAATGAAATCATAATTGTGATGATAACCATACAATGTTAGACTGCGGGAACAAGGAATGATCGGCAACCACCGTTCATCCTTGGAACATTTCGTATCATTCAATCTACCCATAACACCACACAACTTACCATCCAGAGTATATTCAGGAACAGTTATACGACAGCTTTCCAAATCAAATCCTACTTTGAAAAACTCCTGCGTCTGAAAGTTGATGCCATCTTTGAAAAACATTGTGTTGTATTTGCCAAGATATTCATCAATTTCAGATTCGTCATAAGTTTTCATTGCATATTCTGGTTCATTAATCTCTTTCATAAGACCTTTATAGAAACCAGAAAACGGATAACGGATTTTACCACTAAACTGACTTTTCTCCAATCCCAATTGATTCGCAATGTAATGCAGTGCTTTGGGGAACGACAACTTTTGTGTTTGCATGACCAGAGAAAAGAGATTTCCATGAAGATTAATCGAAAATCCATCAAACTTCAAGGTATCCAATTTCAAACGCATCGCTGTTGGATTTAAGCCTTCTTCTCGGCTAAAACGCAGCTCATTTTTTTGCTGTCGGTATGTGATCTGCGTATATTCCATGCTTTCAAGGAGGGAGATACACGCATCTACATTGTTTGATAAATAATTTGTCAATGATAACGCATTTACGATAAGTATCTCCCTCCATTTCTATTTTTCATATATTATTCAAGCCATCTATTATCTATATAATAAAACCCATATACGGCAAAACCAGTTAGTATAATCCAGAAAACCCAAAACAACACAAGCTGCCATTCTGTTTCCAGATGCTCAATTGTTTCATCAATGGTTTTTTCGCAATAAAACGATGTTTCTGAAATTGTATCATCTGCCAAAACTGCGTACAGAGTTCCTTCGTATAAAATATCCGATCCATAATAAACATCCCTTAAATGATACCCTGCATCCAGTGTATCAATATAATGTTCTGGAAAGTGATTGATTGTTCCATAAGAAAATTCTTTTCCAAGGAAAGTAATCGTTTCTACATGGATATGATCACGATCAATTTCATCCCATGTCCAGTAGGTTTCTACCTCTGTATATGTCTGAGTTTTACCATTAACCGTTTTTGTTTTTGTTACTGTTCTTGTATGTTTCGTATAACGCTCAGTGACTTTTGTTGCGGAGGCATATTCCCCACCGATTTCAGGATATGTAACAGAATCCACGGCAGCTAATTCGCCATACACAAAAGCATTGCCAATATTTGTACGCATTCCATACTCAAACAGACTGGAATCATTGTCGATTTGCAATGCGGTATTATATTCCTGATACTTGTTCATCAAGCTATCATTAATCTTTCCTGAAATCATAATGCCGAATACAAGCATCAGGCAAACAATAACCACACTGAAAATCACTTCTCTTTTCGTGATCCTCATACCGTGTACCTATTAATCAAACAGGTTAGTAGGAGCATCAGAGGAAACATCATAATTCAAATATTCGTAATTGATAACCTCGTAACCAAGGAAACCAAGAATCTGCTTATTGGGGAACTTTCTGACATACTGGTTGTAACTCTTAACCCAAGTATTAAAGTTGCTTCTGTAATTAGCAATCAAATTCTCGGTTGTTGCCAGTTCGTTCATCAACTCACGATAATTTTCACTGCTTTTCAGTTCTGGATATGCCTCTGCAACAGCCTGAATCATTGTCTGAATTTCCTGAACACTTTCATCCGTAGCACTACCACGAGCATTGACAACATCCATCAAAGTCTGATACTCATGCTCGTCATAGGCTTGCACACAATCGACCAGATTAGGAATTAGGTCTGCTCTGCGCTTTTCCTGCACCTTAATCTCAGACTGAGCAGTGCTGATCTGTTCCTCAAGAGAGATTGCTTTATTTTGCGTTCCCTGAAATGAGAACACAGCCAATACAATAACGGCAATTACTGCCGCAGCTACAATCAAAATGGACTTCCAATGTTTCATTGCTTTTCCTTCTTTCTAACTTAATAAACTGCGAATTCTTTTGATTTTTACACTAATCCTTTGTCTGCTGACCCCTAATTCACTGGCAATTTCGCTCTGCTTTTTATCATCTAACAACATGGCGAAAATTACTTGTTCATCAGGTTTCAGTTTACTTGACAATGATTTATATGTAAGTGCATGAATTGCTTCTTGCTCTACTTGAACATTATTATCTGGAATCACATCTGCAAAACTTGCAAATTGGCTATCTTGATCTGTCTGAATTGGAACATCAAATGAAAGTAATTTATCTTGCGGAATTGCTCTCTCATTCTGCTGTTTTCTCAATTCTTGTTTATACTCATTCAGCATGACAGTATAAGCCAAAGTTGAGAATTTCCCCTTTGTATTATCAAAAGCAATAGCTGCCTTACATAATCCAATTGCCAGAACATCATAATATTCATCCAGATTAATGCTCTTTTTATTTGCCAAGCTATAAATCAAGTTGTGATTTTCAGAAACAATCCTTTGCTGATCTAATGTTAATTGTTCCATTATTATCATTCACTTTATTTATGTTCATTGAATACTGAGCAGTAGCCCTTTTCACGCCAGCGGTTATAGCGTCCATTAAATTCATAAAGAACCTGAATTTTATCATCGTCATTTCTTGTTTTATCTAAGAATGCGATGATATATTTTTTATCTCTATCGAGTTGCACAGACTCACGAACATTGGAATATTTTCCGCTGGAATCTTTCTTTAATTGATATGGCTTTACATCAAACTTTTCGCCGGGGAATTCATCATCCCAAAGAGGGCGGCAATACACCATCTCTGAGAAAACTTCCTTAATCTGCTTTGCGTTAGACAGACAGCTTGCATCCAAATATCGCTTATTCAGAGTATGAAGTGCAAGCTGATAAGTACAGATTAGAGAAATGTTTTCACGGCTGGTAATCTGAAACAGTTTACGACTATGGATAAGCAACTGCTGCCACATAGCTTCGTCAATTTCATCCTCAGATTTCATGGTATCAAACATGATCGTCTGGTATCCCAACTTTGCCAGTTTCTTAATAATGCGCTTGACCTTATTCATGTCATTATCAAACATCTTGATAAACTGAATATTAGAATACTTCTCTCTGGAAATCTGCTTTGCTTTGCGCAAATATTCCCACTGTTCATCTGTAAACTTACCCATTTTCAGCTTTTTACGAGTCAGACCCCAATAGTCCAGATCATTCGTAAGAATGTGAACAAGCAAAAGCTGCTTAAAATCTTTTGATCTTTGCTCATTACTGATGACGGCGCACTTTACACCATCATCCGTCATAGGGATGATCATATTCTCAAACACGAAACTGGTTTTACCAACACCAGAATGTCCAGCAAACATATACATATCACCAAGCGGTGTACCAAGTGTCAGATAATTCAGGATAGGACAATTTTTACCATAGCTGATACCCTGTGCCGATCCATCATCGCATTCGCTGAGGAACTTATCATCAATTTCAAGTGTTTCAATATCAATGTCGTGAGTGTTCTTAATACTGACACTGTTCAGGATATAGTCATAGTAATCATAGACTTCCTGATTTGTCATTTTTGCAAAACGATCCATATTGGGAATTACATTAAAGCCCTTATCATACAAAGTCATTAATGTATTCATCTTTGCAATCTTGTCATAGTAAGCATCAATATTTTCGACATTTACCAAAGAACAAAGTTCGCTAACCGTTGGATAACCGCCAAGTTCATCGAAATGCTTTTTGACAGTGGGTTTGTTCTCTAAAAATGTGTAGATTGTCACATTATCAAAAGACTTAAATCCCTGATTGAACATTTGTCTGCCCAAAGAGAAATAGAAAATACCGTCCTCTGTTTTCAGAGTTTCATCATCTTGTGTGTTGACTCTTGCAAAGTCATCATACAATTCAGGCTGCTTCCAAAGGCAAAAAATGAATGTGGCCTCTGCGCTCTCTCGACCTTTGATTAATTCATCAGGATACTCTTTCCAGTTCAAATTATTACCTCCTTATAATTCATCATCAATGAGAAAACGACTAATATCCTTACCCTGCTTTTTTGAGCCGATAGCGGATAAATCGCCACATTCAATCGTATTATTTTTCACTTGTTCGTTTGATGCAGCCATTCTCTTTTCTTTCTTGGCAACATCGGCAATATTACCTTTTACAATGGTAAACATATAAGAGATCATGCCATACTCATTAGAGAATTGTTTATGTTCCAACCAATAATGAATGTCGTTGGCACATTCTTTAAATGTTTCCAAGATCACCTCATTACTGTAAAAGGACAATTCTTTAATCTTTTTAGGGAGAATGGGAGGAAACGGTTGCCCGTTTCCATACCCCAAAAACTCTCTACAAATATAATCAATCAGTTCTTTGTAAGTCTGTTTCTTACGCTGATCTGCATCATATATTTCTTGGCTCTTATAATATTTGGAACCAATTTTTACAAAGGTATCAGTTGTGCCGACTTCGCCAGTAATTGCACATTTGCAACTTCTCGCCATAACTGATTTCCTCCAATGGTTTACTCCTGATTCAGCACCTTAACAATCTGCTCCAAAATAGCAGTAGGAATATCATCTGCATTCTTGAAATTAGGAATGTCATGTTCCTTCATGATTTCCTTAACAGACTTCTTTGTTGCGGCATCTGCATCGGGGAACTTGTTCTGAATAACCTGAAGCAGCTCGGCATTGCGATCCTCGTCAATCTTATTGGCGGCATCTGCCTTCTGCTTTTCGGCTAACTCCTTCTCCTGCTGCTTACGAGCCTCCTTGAGTTCCTTTTCAGACTGCTCAACAGACTTGCCGCCCTTGCTGTGTTCTGCCAGAATAGCGTCCTTCAGAGCCTTAATAAAGGCATCTGCATCCAAAGGAATTTCATCAACAATGTCTGCAAAGCGGGACTTGGAATCAACACTGTAATTGTCATCACGGAAAGAGATACGGCGAGATTCGCTGAGAACTCTGCCCTTAACTTCCTCTTCCTTAGTTACAATGTTTTTCTTACCAGTCTTTTGCTTTACGATCTCACGATCAATATAAGCAACGCCAAGGAAATGCAGCTTTGTCTTGAGCGCATTGAAATAACGCTGACTCATATTAGTAGTCAGAATGGAATAAGACTCGCCAGTAATAGGATCATCAACATCCTTCTTCTTGGTATGACCGATAGCGATAAAGGAAACACCGACTGCCTTCAGCTCCCACAGCTTATCAAGCACAAGCTGAATAGCCTTATCCTCACCAGCCATAAAGCCACCGAAAGCTGCTTTAATAGAAGTAATTTTGGGCTTATCAGGATTTGCTCGATTGTGCATACGAATAACTTCAGGTTCAGTAATTTCAAGCAACTGATCAAATGTATCCAGAACAATAACACGCAAATCCTTATAATCCGTCAGCTTGTTCTCAATTACATCGTCACAGAACTCCTTGAAAGTAGCCCAATCAGGAATCTTTGCGGACACGATGCCATTGATAGCATCATGACCATCTTCCTTGCCAATATCCAAAGCAATATAACCGTCATCGCCAACCAGTTTTTCACAAACTTCCTTAATGACAGTGGATTTACCAATACCGCTCTCACCAATCAGACCAATGTTATAAGCGAGAGGATCAATACAAATCTCACGCTTTTCACCAAATTTTCTTGCCATTATGTACTACCTCCTTAGAACAAATCCTCTTCGTCTACATCGTCCTTGTCCTCGTCCTCGTCCTTATCAAAGGGAGGCTCGTCATCGTCATCCTCGTCCTTCTTGGACTTAGACTTTGCAGACTTGGAATTCTTCTTAGCTTCCTCCATCGTTTCATCTGCGGCAGGAACAAAAATCTTTTCCTCGAACTCGTCTGCGGTATCATCACATTCCAGAACACCATCAGCATAATCACCTTCCAGCTTAGGCTCAAACAGACGGAACTCGTCAATGCGATCACCGTAGATATTGCCCTTGGGACGGAAATCATCAACAGACTTAATACCAAGTTCGACCTGTTCACGCTGAGAATCAGTCAGCATAGACTCGTCAAACTCTGCTTCCTCAGCACCACGGAGCAGCACAATCTCCCAAGGGATATGTACCATATTCTTGTTCTTGACCTTGATGTACTTCATCTTGTAATCAAACAGCTTCTTATGCTTTTCGTTCTCAAGATCATACTTTGCACCAGAGAACACAACCTGAATGGGAACATACTTTCTGCCCTCGTCCTTATTGATATACTGCTCAATGTAGCAATCCAAGGTCATCTTCTTGTTCTCGTCAAAATCACTGTCATCAAGACTGCTCTTGTTGTAGAACAAATCCATAGTCAGAAGCAGACGATTCTTTCTCTCTTCAGGGGCAGCGAACACATTCTGAATGCGGAACTTACTGAAATAAGTCTTTTTCTTTGCATACCAGTCACGAGTAAACTGACCAGTAACAACAACACGACCGTCATAATTAGGCAGATGCTCACGCAGATGCTCAATCATATCGTAGGCGGTAATAAACTCCTGTCTGCCGCCGTGTTCATCACCAAGATCAACAATGTACTTACGGTAGTTGGCAACCTTTTCGATAATGTCCTCGTCAAAACGGTCATCCCAATCTACATCCATCTTTTCATTGTCAACATCCATTGTCTTAATGACCTTTTGCTGGCTGTCAAAAGCCTCGACAAAAGCCATATTCATGTCGGTTTCCTTGATGCCGAAAGTCATAGACAGCATCTTCTTGGTTTCCTTAGTCTTTTCATCTTTCTTAGAAATTTCCTTGCAGAAAGGACGCTTAGTATCTGCCTTCTGCTTAGGAATTACAGGGGTTCCACAAAAACTAAATCTGGACTGATAACTCATATACACAAATCTCCTTAAACTTTGTCAAAATTCATTTCAAGAAACTTTCTACTTGCAAGATAATCACAGAGATGCACAAACTTCTGATACTTGTTCTTGGGCTTAGGCAACTCAACCTTAGAATATCGTGCGGTATTCCACTGTCCCATGTGAGTAGCAATGCAGTCATATAAGAATTTCATCTGCTCATCATTCAACAGACCAGTTTCAATATGACATTGCTTTACAAAATCTGCTGCCAGCAGAGGATGATCAAATACTGTATTACCCTCTCGCTTACCCTGCTTCTGTCCATCATGAAGGATAAGAGCAGTCAGCATTAAATCTCGTTCCTCTTCGGAAAACTGGAACATCTCAAGATTAAACAATTCATTTGCAATCCAGAATGCAGCTTTGGTATGACGCAATAAACCGCCATTGCCAAGAGCATATTCAGGATGATATTTGCCGCTGGATGAAGCAGCTACACGGAAGAAATAATCAGGTAGATTGTCGATGCAATATCCAAGAAATTTCTTGATGTATTCGGTACGAATAATAGATAATTCTTCCGCAAAGAAATCTCGCTTATTATCCATTAGTCCTCCAAGAAACTCTTAAACTTGCCGATAATCTTTTCATTATGTTCTGAACTCGTGCCTTTCTCATTAGCCATTCTCTCCTTCTTGATTTTCAACCTTATTCTCTGTTTCTGTTGTTGCCTCTGCCTTGGGAGGCTCATTTACCTTTGCCAAACACTGATTGCACCACTTACGCAACTGCATGAGCTGCATCTGAGGATTCATTCTCTGGCTCTGGAACTCATTCATCTTGCTCAGAATGGAACCGCACATGGTTTTCATGCCAGTAGACAAACCATTCAAATATGCTCGGCGCATCATAGTTTCAAGCATCTGTTCCCATTCGGATTTGGGCTTTTCAGCAGCAGTGTTCTCATTTGGTGTGTTTCCAATTTCAACATTCTTGGTCTGATTTTCGCTTGACATTTCGCTATACTCCTTTACTTGTATTTATTGTTATTAAGCCTTTAAAAATATGCTTTATAACCTCTTTTGTCCAGCCGTTACCACAAAGAGAACGGCGTACATTGTCACTGTATCCTTCGGTAAAACCATCTGGCAGAGTTTGCAAACGCTCATATTCAACTGGTGTCAGCTTACGAATACGACCATTATCCCAAACTTTCTTTTCCTGATAGCCACCATTTACACAGGTCAATGTGGCGCATTTGAAATCAGGATTATACACACGCTTGAGTAAATCATGTGTATTTACCTGTAATGTTGCGATCACTCGCTTATCATCACCGTGATAGGTAAAAGGCTTATCATAATAATCCTTTGCAGGAACATGATCTACCATAATATCACGCAAAACCAATGTATTATGATCTGGTAACTCTGCGATTGGAATATTTGTCCAATACAACCGCTTTCTCTCTTGTGCTGAGAAATCAGCAGAGTTAATCATTAAAGGATTGCCCCCCCAAGTTTAGCAGTGATGATATTTTCATCTGCCTTCTGCTTAGGAATGACATTCTCTAACAAATACCATTTCGGCTTGATTTCCTCAATCGCTCGTGCAAATTCATAGAAGATTGCAGATTTTCCTTTCAGACCAGAACATACATCTTTATTTTCTTGCCGAACAACTGATAGGCTCTGGCAGCAAGTGCCAGCCATAACCAAATCAAAACCTTTGAACTGTGAGAAATCTGCTCCAATTACATCTCCATGATGAACGATGTTCGGAAAATGCTTTTTGCTTAATTCAATAGCGGGAGCAAAAATCTCATATGTATGATATTCTTCAACTGGAATCCCAAGTTCCTGCAAAGCAAGGTATCCAGTTTCCAAACCTCCGCAAATAGACAATACTTTCATTCATTATTCCTCTTGATCTTCATATTCCAGAGGCGTATGTACCAAAGCATAAACTCGGTTATCACCTTGGAAAATTACATCTTTAAAAATGTCTTTGTCCTCTACCAGATAACAGTCATCGCCCATTAAACAAAATACTTGAATTCCTTTATTTAGGGCATACATAACTTCATCGAATACGCCATGACCAATCACACCAGAAACAGTTGAGAATACTACTGCATCACACTGGTCAATCATGGTAAATGCCTGTTTCATGATCTCACTTTCAGGGATGTTCTGCGGCAGAGCATCTTTCGGATTGACAATTTCAAACCCATCCTCAAAATCAAATCCATTTTTGATCACAGACATTTCAAAAGTTTCAATGGGAGTTCCATACTTCCAAATATGGTGTGCATAATAGATTTTCATAACAGCCTCCTTAAAACAGCTTGCATCCTTCAGATTTAAATTGCTGGATTTGATTTTCCCAATCCTCTTGTGTCCAGCCGAATTGTTTCATCAAACACTTTTTACACAAAAACTTTTCTGTGCTACGCCCAAACATTTTCATGTTCATTGCCAACGCATTTTTGTCTTTGATACGCATTGGCTGACGCAAATGATTAATACATCCATTGGAACAATAACGATTGAAATATTTTCTTGCTACATCTAAATCTAATCCTGAATAAGCTGCATACTCCTGAATGATTTCCTCTGTTGGTTCACTACGAAATGCACCGCCAGTCCATGCTTTTGTGACATACTCTTCGATGGTACAGTTCATAATCAACCATTTATTGTTATTGATGAAGTCATTTTTCAAGATTTCACGCCAACGATTAAATAAATACGGATACCAATACTTATCTAAAACCCATGTGTACTTCGTATAGTTTGGACAAGCAATACCACAACCAACACGGCTATATCCATATCGGTATTTATCATTGATTTCAATGCCTTCATCAAGAATATAGAGCCATATATCTAATTCCGACCACTGGCGAATAGGTAAAATACCAATCCAATCACGATTACCCCATTTTTCATTTATCCAAATATCTGTGTAAGCAGCTCTCTTTGTAGATTCTTCATTTCTCATACCAAACAAGAAAATCAGAGATTCATCATCAGAAAAATAGTCAATCGTAGGACTTTCCTTAAAATAATTACAACAGAAACGGTTCAATCTACTTGGGATCATTTGATTGCCCCCCCGTCATAACGCTGGATATATCTATAAAAGCCACCATACTTCGGATCGGGCAGGATGTGTTTGAAACCGTTTCGCTTTGCCATACGATTACTTTCGCCAACATCCAAGGTTGTAACATTGAAATATGTTTCAAAATCAAGTCCAGCCTTTTGTGCCAAATGAGTAACTACCATACTGTCTTTGCCAGTGGAGTTTGTGTTGATAATTCGTCTGCCAGATAAAAGGCAGTTAGAACGAAGCATTTCAATACTATTGTTTTCAAGTTGCTGTAACCTATCACGGTTACGCTTAATGGTTTCTTTCCATGTTTCAAAGTCAGCATAATCCTTGTTCTGTTTATGCTTTTTCATTGTGACAGTTAATTGATCATCAACACTAATTCGGAATAAGGAAACTACTTGCCCCCCCGCCTAAAGGCTTTCACAATATTATTGTCAAGCCAGAAGGTTTTCTCTTGAAACCAATCAACTTCACAACCGTTATCCTTTAGAAACTGGATATATTCAGGAAAAATCGGTTGCATCTTTTACCTCACTTTTCTTCGTAACGGAATACAATCGGAATCATTACAGTTGTTCTCTGCTGCATCCAAGGCTTTTCATCTGTTGCAAATCGCCTTCCATATTCATTCACTACTACAATGTCACCAATGGTATAGAAATAGTTGCAGTTGTTTGCATTCTTTGGCATACCAACACTTGCATCGTAAGTCTGCAAAGACAAGATTTTCTTCAGACAAACCTCGATGTTTTCATATACAAACAACATTGTTCCATCATGTCTGGAAGAACTCGTGGTGAAATATTTGAAATCTGCATCAGGATCGTATGTAACTTTCACACTAATATCGAGCTTCGGATCAGCATCATCGTTCTTCCAAACCAAAGACAAATGATTGTTCTCGTCAAACTTGAGAAACTGCTTTGGTGAAACCTCAAAAGCATTATCGAATGCAATATCCAGATTAGTATTCTTCTGCTCTAACACTCGATATTTTATGTAATCTAAACTCTTTCCCATTATTTACTCCTAAATTGGTCTTGGAACTGGATATGGATACGGAGAACAGCAAGTCAGAATTGCCGCCAGAGCAACAGCCATTACAAGCAGTACAATCCATTTTTTACTGATCTGCTTTTTCGCAATCATAAGCATCTCTCCTTTTATTTCTTGTTATTTGTTCAAAATAAACAAGTTTTCTGTGATGTTTTGTCTGGACGCATTATCCAGTGTTCTTTTCACTGGCTGCGACCAAATTGATCTCCAATTCTCTGGTGCTTGCTGTTCTGATACCAAAACAACATTTGTTTCAGACGCTTGCTCTGCCCATTTCCAGAATTCATCATGATCGAAATCATTTTCGTATCCAGTCGTTCCCTTATAAGGAATGTCGCAGTAGATTACACCACCACAAAAATGATCTAAGTCAAGAGTTCGATAATCTGCCTCGGCAAACTCCACATCCTGTAAATTGGGAAGCTGCGCAATTACATTCCGCTTTGCCTCGTCATAATAATTCCGATATGTACCGATTTTGGTTTTGACAATGCCAGCCCTGCCACCAAAGAATTTTCCGTTATAGGACGCAAGGAAACCAACGGCTCCAATATACCAATCAGGATATTTACCATCCTGCATTTGATATGATTTCCTTACTGCCGCATATTCCTCTTGCGTAATTTCATCAGGCAAAAATGTAATCTGATCTCTATGCTTGAATAGTTCAATCAGATAATGATTAATGTCATACCCAATCTTTCTATCACAAAAAATTTTATCAATTACATTTGCCCCCCCGATAAACGGTTCTAAATAAAATACTGCGCTGGTACTATCTATGTAAGATTGAATAATCGGAACGATATGTTTGGCAATGCGGCTTTTTGAGCCTACATATTTGATAACTGCCACCTCAATCTTTTAATTTAATCCACTTTCCCAAATCCTCTAATGTTCGAATTTGCTGATCAAAATCTTGATCGGTAAAGACTACAACCTCGCTGGGAAACGGAGCTGCATCTTTCTGGTTGAATTTCAATCGTCCTTTGACAAAACAAACATATTTCGCATTTGGGAAAATGAAATCATGCTGTGCTTTTGTGTCGGTTCGAGCAGGAATGAGCATTACAGCAGTAATGTCATTTTCTCTGCTCTCACGACAACATTTTTCAATCCAATCTTCCTGACCACTCTTGCCTTTCGTTCTACGAGAGTATGGAGGATTACAAAAAACTGTCTGCCCCCCCCAACTTTTCGCAAGACCATCATTTTGTTCCGTATAATACAGTTCACATTTATGATTTGTATCATCTGCACATGGATCAAGTGTAAAATGGAATACTGAATTGAGTCTGTCAAAGAACGACTGAGGCGTAGACCAGTTATTATTTCCAGTGCTGAACATAACTTCTGTATTCATATTAACCTCTTCCGTTCTTGTATTTCTTGTTATGCGTTGTTCATTACAGTCGCAAAAAATAAATCTCGCAATTCAATGATATTGGTAGGATGGTTTTCGTCATTGGCGAGTTCCTTGACGAAACCATAAAATTTATTTTCCAGAGGTGTAAGCAGAGAACCCATGTAACGATACTGACCACTGCGGAAAACAGAATGAGCAACGGAACGCATATGCTTCCACAGCTTATAGTAATACAGTTTCAGCTTGACCATATAGCCAACGCTATCCTCTACCACAAAGCCCTCAATCTCCTTACCGTCATACAGATAATCCTCTGCGGTAACTTCTGTGTACCAGTTATAAAAATCAGTCCAGTTATCAATTTGGATTACTTTCTTCTTGACCTCAAAGCCGAACTTTTCAAACTGAACCAGCTTGGAATAGGGCAGCTTTTCAAACTGCATTTTATTCTTTACTACATCAAGCAGGAACAGTCTGGACTTATCGTATTTGATGATGTGAGGATCGTTTTCCATATCAACACACTCAAACACAAATGTCACATCGTTGTTCTTCATATATTCCTTGAGTTCATCCAGATTTTCGCCAACCTGATAGAACATGGATCGCATATAAGCGGAGAAATCACCCTGCGGATCAGACTTACTTGAAATAAAGAAATCATCCGTATCAGGATTATAGGACACCATACCAAGGAAGCCGTTCTCCTTCACATAAGCGGTTACAGGGAACTTTAACTTATGCTGAAGCATATCAAACTTGGTTTCGGGCATTTCGTTCACATTAAAGAATTTGTCATAAGAACGAGCAACAATTCTTCCGTTCTCAGTATTGATGAACAATCCTCGTGCTTTGGTAGTCTGCTTATTCCACTTCTTATCGTAGAATGCTTCTCTGGTGAAATTGAAAGAGGAAATACTGCCGTATTTCTTTTCAGTGATGTACTTATTCTTACGCATTTGGTCAACCATTTCCATCACATCAAGTTCCTGCTCAGTATAAGCAGTTACCTCAGCTTCTTCCTCAGTCTTAAACACAGTATTCTTAACATATACAGGATGGAAACCATCTGCATCCAGCACAACTACTCGCAGATCGCCGCCAAACTCAACGCAACCTTCCAGATTGAAACAACACTCTGAAAGTTCGATAGGCAGATTACGAGTGTTTCTATGACCGAAAATCTGATAAGTGTCGGGAGCTGCCATACGATCAAAAGTCTGAGCCACATCGACATAATCACTGTATCGACCAACACCACGAATCATCTGTTCCGTTGCCAGTGTGGTCATATTATCAGGAATGAAGCTCAGACCAGCATGAGTTACAAGAACAGTCTTTTCATGATACTTGTAATAAGCACACTGACCAAACTTACGATAGAGCATTCGAGCAACCTTAGTATCAAGCCCCCCCGCCTCAAGCTGACGGCGAGTTACCTTTTCAAACTCAGGGGACTTGCCAGTACCGCCATGTGACCAGTACCACAGCCAACGCTCGTGATTTCCTTCCAGCAGGATCACATTTTTGCGCTCCATGATGCTGTAAAGGAAGTTAATAACCTCAATATTTTCAATGCCACGATCAATGTAATCGCCGCAGAAAATATAGAGTTCGTCATCCTTCAAACCATCTTTCAAATATTCCTGAAGGACAGTATTACAGCCATGAATGTCACCGATATGATGGATTCTCTTATAGTTGGAAAAATCCATAGGCTTATACCAGATACGATCCAGTTCATCAGGACGCAACTTTGTAATGCCTGTCGGAATAGACTGTGTTGCAAAACGAGCATACATCTTTTCAATGGCTTCTTCTGGTACTTGCTTATAATCAGGACGAGTCAAATTCCTGCGCTTACACTCTTCCATAGGAACATCGGTAAAGTCAACGCAATAAATACGATAGCGATAAGTCTGTGCCATCGTCTTGTAGCGATTTATTTCAACCGTTTTGGAGTTCGTAGCATCAATCACAACAAACTCGCCACGCTGCATTCTGGCTTCTAAAATCTGAAACAGAAGTGACCAGACCTTCTTTTCATTGTCCTGACTGATGCCGAAAGTGCCGTTTGTAGTCATCACAGGAGATTGACACAACAGACGGATTTCATCAGCAGACAAAGCATACTGTTCCAGATTATTTTCTTTGATAAATGTGGTTTTGCCGACACCGGGCGCACCACGCATTAACAGTAAAACTCTCATATTATTACCTCTTACATCTGCTATGCTTGGTAGTGTTCATCCGTCACATCTCTTTATTCTCGGCTTTCGCCTTGAATAGAGATGTTAGGATGAACGGATTAACTCAGTTACAGAATGCCGGGGCGAACCCACACGAATAGTTAGCGCGGTAGTCGTCCGCACCCCCCGAAGTGTAGACACGGCAGAAGGAGTACGAGTCGTCCGCATAAACAGAGCGCAACCACTGCCAGTCATTCTCACCCTTGGCATTTTTCTTGCAGTAACGAATGTTTTCCTGAGCATAAAACTCATACCAGTGACCTTCGCCACCATAAGACCAGAACTTGCGTCCGTACAATTCCTGCTCGGACTTGAGCCAGAATTCATCAATGGTTTTCTGCATATTACCATTACAGTCTACGCTCTGCTTATAAACAGGCTTAACAATAGCTGCCAGATCATCAGAAACATTGTTCTTGAAATCTCCATTCAGGAAAGAACGAATATCAGAATCATCCCACCAGACAGAGTTTCCGTCCCTACGCATTGCGGATTCATCTTTGTAGAGATCGACCATATCCCAAGAGATAGGAGCCTTACCGCTGTTGTCAGCCAGATCATCATGGTCAAAACCAATAATCTGATATGTAGCAACGAAACCATTCTTCATGTAGTCCTTTTTAGTTGCGCCAAGTGCAAAGTATTCTCTGGCTTTACCAGACTTTGCAATTTCATCCACTCTGCGCCAAGAAATGTGATCCAGATTAGTCATCGGCAGCGTCATGGGAAACAAAAAATCAGAACTGTTTTCTCCATCAAACTTCACTGTAACAACATCATTCTCCTGAACGATGTGCAAGCTGGGAAATCTGTCCAAAACATTCTGATCAATACGAAGTTCCATGTTCAATTCTCCTTTTCTAAAAACCTTAAAAATTAATACAATACTTTTCGATGCGTTTCTTTTCCAGTTCATCGGGATAAGTATCCCATCTTACGACTTTGTACTCTTGTGTGACTTCTCCTGTAATGTCATAAAGCCGACCATCAATTTGCGTTACAAAGTGGTTAATCACTGGATCATACATTATTACTGCTTCAGGGAAACGGTTGCACAAGATAAATGCAAACCAATAACAACATCCACAAGTAAAAGATGTGAGAACTTCGCTCCACTTTCCACGCATAGTAAATCTGTCAATAAATTTCATTACCTCATTGTGCAATCTTTCACTCCCCTTGTATCGGACACTCTATTCAGGACTGTAATACAATCCTCAACAGAATGCCCGATTATTCAGACATTCCTTTATATTTGATTCGCTGCTTGACAGCCTTGTTGTTCACGAAAGGACAAGCATAACAATTCCCAAAACAATATCTCAAGGATTTTTGACTATCTTTAGTCTTTGCTGCCTATGCTTTGAACTTTGCTTCAAAAGTAAACTTTGAAACTTGAGCGTTCAGCTTTGGGCTTTGAGCCTTGAACTTTACAGCGATTTTAGTATTTCTGAAATATCGCCGCTCTATCTCTGCGGTGTATAATCAGAAATTAATTCTTTTAGTCTCATGATTTGCCATAGTAACTACTTCCTTTCTAAACTTTGAATTTTGATAGGTCACGAAATTTGGAATCGAACCAAAGCATCCATGTTAAGCCACGGCGTTCTACCATTAAACTATTTCGTGTTATTCTTGTATTTCTTGTTATTTATGTAATGTTTAAGAGGCATAACCTCTTAAACAAGTTCGGATTAATCCGAATATTTGTAGCGTTTGAACTCTTGATATTCGTCAAACTTCTGAGAAAGATAATATCGCTGTCTTTGTTTTGTCAGGTCAATGTGATCCATTTTAAACAGTTCACGCAAAAGTTCATAATCGTTACGACTAACATTACCATGCAACTTTTCATACTCATGAACTCGGTAGTATAAACCAGAATCGTAAATTCGTTCCCACTGAAAAATTCTACCTGTTTCGGCTGCGGCTTTAATTGCATTACTGCTTGTATTGATCAGTTGCTTATCAGTCATATGAGCCGACTTATAGGTACGGAACAAATACTGCGTTTGCTTATAGGGAACAGTCATACCGCCAAACTTTCCAGAATCAAATGTATCCGCATCACGATAATTCCTGAGATATGGAATAACCATTGGAGAAATATGAAATATTTCACCAGTAAACGGATCAGTAATTGTCCCATCATCTTTGAAATCAGACTTGAGAATGTCTGGCAAATGCTTTACTGGAATGCCATGCCATACAAGAAGAGCAGCACAACGGAATGTCGAAAAATCACAAACATCCTTGCCAAATACATCTTCCATTAACCCATTCAAATCAGCAAGATTTTCAAAATAATAGGTATCATAAAATGCTGTACGATCTACATTCTCAAAGAAAATTTCTCTGATTTCTTCCAGTGGCTTAATAGAGCCATTACCTGTTTCATACATCCACTTCATGAAATCGCTGATCTTGCTTTTATGTGACTGAAATACATTCATCTTCATAATGGCAAGCTGCGAATATATATCAAGCATATCCTGTCGAGTAAGATCGTCATAGGCTACATCGGTCATATTGAAAAACCTATTGATGATATTGAATGTTTCTTGCTTGTATTTGTTGTTATCAGAATTATTTAAAAAAGTGTCAGAAATATACTTTTCGATTAAAGCCAGATCAAGCATTATCATCACCTCTTAAATATTCTACCAAATAACAATATGTTTGTCAAGACACTTTATTGTATTTCTTGTTATTAAGCTGGAACAGGACAACCAAGACTGACTAAAATAGCTTTGTTGATTTCTGCCATCTTTTCAAAAGTAACGCTTCCGACAAAATTCTTCAACCGTGTCTTATCAATAGTTCTTACCTGTTCCAGTAAAATCGTAGAATCTGCGGAAAGATTACTATCTTTTGCAGGGAGATCAATATGAGTTGGCAGAGGTTTTTTGATCTGAGAGGTAATGGCTGCTACAATTACTGTCGGGCAATGTTTATTGCCAGTATCATTTTGAATTATAATAACAGGGCGAATACCGCCTTGTTCACATCCTACAACCGGACTTAGATCGGCATAGTAAATATCTCCCCTCTTTACATTCTTTTTCATACCGCATTTCTCCTTGCAGCTCTTTCTTGTATTTCTGGTTATAAGTATATCATGCTCAACAAGAGTTGTCAAGCATATCAGAAAATATTATCAAGAAAATTTCTTGCTATAAATCATGTTAGCCAAACGCCACAAGGATTCACACTGTTGAACGGATTTATCAGTCATAGAATGGCTCAAGTTCTTGTTATAGAACATAACACTGGATACAGGAACAGCGTTTTCCAGATCGTACATTCCAGCATAGATGATTTGATTAACATCATGCAATCTGCACTCAAAACAGATAGAACGGCACATCTGCATAGCAATTCCATTGCCATTAAGCTGAGTATTAATAATGCGTTTAATCTGAGTTTCCTCGATAGCAGTCAATTCACCCAGCTTATCAGGATCAACAACCAGAACCAGCAAGTCCAGTTCTTTGATGTATTGCGATTTTTCAATATTGATATATTCAATATCAGCCAAATCCATAACGCTGCGCCAGTTCCTTTTAGAACGAATAGGAATTGCCTTTGGTTTCTTATGAAGAGCATGAATATGATATGTAAACATACCGATTTGACAATCAAATTCGGTTTCGCTAAGGGCAGTAACAAAGGCAAGTTCCCCATCGGAATAAACAGGCGTAGCGAATTTTCGATTGAATTTTAGAACCCATCCGCAGGATCGCTCAATTCCCGTAGTATGAAAAACAGGCTCGTCCGCTTTTTGAATACTAAAGTAGTCATAATCGCTTAACAGGGCAAGGAAAGACAGCAGCTTCCAATCTTCCATTTTGATTCCATTCATAAGCATTTTACAGCCTCCCTAATTTGGTATTGACAGTCGAGATAATATCCTCTATAATTGCTTTGTAATGAGAATTTTATCTAAGTCATACTATAACAGATAACTTTCTCATTGTCAACATAAATTTAGATAACTATCTCAAAGGAGTGTGTTTTATGGCTTCCATTTTATACACGAGAATTGAAGAACTCTGTGAGGCAAGAGAAATATCCATTACTCGATTAGAAAAGGAATGTGGGTTTTCTAACGCTACTATCAAAAAATGGAAGGATACCAGTATACCCGGCATTGATAAAGTACAGAAGATTGCCAGATATTTTAATGTAACCACAGACTACTTGTTGGGAATTACAGACATTCCAACTCCTGCTGATGAATTGCTGGGAGATAATGACATTGTTACTTTACAAAGAGCAAAATCCAAAATGTCACCTGTTGATCGTGAACGGATGATGCAGATGTTAAAAATTGCTTTTGATTACGCATTCCGTGACGATGATCAATAACTGTACGCTTTATTGGACAACTATTGTATTATACTGATATTCGAGGTGATATACTGATGATTCGGTACGCTTATATTTGCAACCAGATTTTGCAGATTTATCGTAGCCTTGATGGTTTGTCATTTCCTCTTGATCCTCGCAAACCTTTTCAGCTTATGAATAACTGCAAACTGATGACATATAAAACATTTTCTGAAATCAACCATTGCTCTTTGCAAGAAGTTTTTCTATTATGCGAAAGCCAAAGCGGCTGCACTCATTACGATGTTTCTAATGATAGATACCTTGTACTGTTCAATTCCTCTACTGCTAACAACAATGTAATTGGGCGTATTCGCTGGACACTGGCACATGAACTTGGTCATGTAGTGCTAAACCATTTACCATATATTGCAGAACCGCTTATTGCAGAACACAATTTCAATAATCTATCTAATCCAGAACTGGAAGCTGAAGCAGATTATTTTGCGGCAGCTTTTCTTTGCCCTATGCCTCTATTTAATCAGTTGCATATCCAATCCGCTTCTGATATTCAGAATACATTTGGACTGTCCTATGAGGCATCTGAGGTAAGATGGAAAGAATATATCAAATGGAAACGCAATCATCGAAAAACTGCTTGGGAAAATGATTTAAAAAGGATTTATCAATCCAGTCTTAGATGATTTTCATGTCAAGTCATATCCTACACTCTGACCGAAACAATTATGTTTGCCAGAACCACACCAAGACTTTTTTGTATGTCCATCCACGCCTCGGATATGAAATGCGCCGACACTTTGTATCTTTAACGGTAGACGCATACCGCTGTCAACCCCTACTTAGTCCCGCCAGTTCTGGTTTACGATATGGTTGACTGCGCATGGCCTTGCGCTTCAAGTGTGTTATCTTATAGCCCTTCTCTATTAAACTATAAGAACCGCAGCTTGTTTAGCCTATTTAACTACCTCTTACTGGCTCGATTTGCTTTTGTTGACGGAGTACCATCGCACTCTAAAGTGTTTGCCCGAATGTCCATTCTCTTCTCCGTATCGTAGTCGATAATCCAGCCATGATATATCATTTCACATGGACTTACTGGCGGCGGTAGTAGGATTCGAACCCACGGACGGCTCTTCACCGCCTACGGTTTTCAAGACCGCTGCTTTAAGCCACTCAGCCATACCGCCACATCCTGAGCAGTTTTAGTCATGCTCAGGACTATGGAGGGGGAAATTAAATGAATCAAACAGTCATCAACAGATCATTCAGTTCATCGACTGCTTCTTTATGTTCAACCTTTGCATCGTTGTAATACCGCTTCATGCGCTCGGCGTGTTTCTGCGCCGCAACAACAGCCTTTTCAGCTTCCACATACCGCATGGCAGCTCTCTTGAGCCGCTTTGCGGTAATTTTATTGTTGCACTTCAGAGCCGCCAGACGCTTACCAGTATCCAGAGAGAAAGTGTCATGAGGATCACACTTGGCAACACCCTTAACAGTCTTTCCAGCAAAGGTAGAAACCGCAATTACCTGATTACCGCTGTGGTAATACTTATACTTATCAAACGGAAACCGCATCAGTCTTTTCCTCCTTGTTATTCTTTACAGAAGGCCACAGTACCACGGGAACAGTCTCATAGCCCAGCATCTTATAAATCAGATAAGCAGTGTAGCCATCGAACAGATTATTTTCAGAATCCACATAAATCTCAGTATCAAACTTACGATTTCTACGCCACTCGTCAAGACGCTTATTCAGCTTCTCATTGCAAGGAATGGTCTTAGCAAAGCTGTAAGGGATTCTAATATCTGCCAGAGGCATATCCATACGATCCAGATTGAGAATAAAACACTGCTTATTTGCCGCTTCCTCGTCCGTGAAGAACTGATCTCCAATCATCATACGAGCATGACCATTCTGATCCATAACGGTATACTTGACGCTGGGAGCAGTACCATCGCCGCCGATAGTAATATGAGTTGCGGCAATCTTACAAGGAATAACCTCATACTTCTTCTGACCAGTAACCTTAACAGTACCAGAGCCATTGCATTCAGGGCAACAATACTCCTTCGTGTTATCGTTCACCAGACACTCAACAATCTGATCGGTAATCTGCTTCATCGCCTCGTCCAGAGAATTTGCCTGATAAAGTGCTGCACTGCCCAAACGAATCTTTCCAGTACCACGACAGATCGGGCATTCAGTTCTGGTAATCTTCTTCAGGACAAATACCTGATCGCCAATGCCAGCTTTGGTTTCAATGTTCATTTCAAACGCTCCTTTAATTACTTGTATTTCTTGTTATGTAGGTTATTTGAATATCAGTTCTTTAACTGACACTTACATTATACTTGCATTTCTTGTTATTGTCAAGCCTTAATCAGAAACTTTTTCAAAAAATTTTCCTCCCTGCTTTTTTACATCATCATAAGTAGTAGAGCTGCCAAACTGATTAATGACCCATACTTCTCCATTCTGAACCGAAACCCGAACGGGAAATATTGAATCATCTGTAACAACAGTTACAGTCTGTCCATCCATCTTTCGAAGCTGCGTCTTTGTTAAATCTTTCGGTGCATTTTCACAACGAGGGAAAGGACAATATTGACAATCTTCTGGATCACATTTCTCACATTTATCATACTCGGTTCGTGTAACAGCATAAATAAATGTAGCAAAACCCAAAAGAAGAATAGCTAAGTTAGCAATCTGTTCCATATCTATTTTCCTTTCTCTTAGATTTAAAATATTCGTTTGGTGTTTGCTTGGTAACTGTAATACTAATTACATCAGGATTTTTCAGCAGAGCAATAACCTGTTCAATAGTATCTTCTTCACCCTTCATGGTATATACTGCACTACCATTGGCAACTTGCATTTTAATTTTCATAATAACCTCCTGAATCCTTTAAAACAGCAGACTAACCGCATAAATAGGAAGTCCGATAACAACAAAGAAAATCAGAGCCAGTACCGCAGCACCGAAAATACGGTAGAAAAAATTATCCGAAGGCTGACCATTAACTGTGATCTTCATCTTGGGAATAAAAATCAGCACGATATACACAAGAACAGTTGCGGCAAGAATATACTTCATTATTTTGTTATCCCTCCATAATTTGATTAATACTTTTTACTCTTTCAAACAACATTGTTGCCTTTTCATTGATCATTCGATTGGCATGAAAATGAGCAAATAACCAATGGTCATATTCCAAAACCTGTTCTACCTTTGACAACCATTCTTCCATAGATTTATCTACCGTAGACTGATCTAAGTCTCGTAAAAATAAATCAGTTGGCTGCCACTGTTCAGGACAAGTATGAGATACCACAAGATCGACTTTTTTGATTTTCTTAATACGATTAAAAATTTCATTGCGTTTCTCAGGAGAAATCTGTTCATCTGCGAACCACTGATAACCGCTGGAAAGTCGATACCATTTATCAACGCTATATGCGCCACCTAAAACCAGCACTTTTCTATTATCCAAATTATAAATTTCTCCATCTTTGGCAAACAACAAATTCGGATAATTGTCCTCTACATAAAATGTTCCAAACTCATTTGATTTCTCATGATAGGTTTCAATGTTTTCTGGACGCATTTCATGATTTCCATGAATACAAAAATAGGTTCTGCCACTATCTTGCAGCTTTTGCTTATGGACATATTCATTTAAAGTTCTATTGTAATTTACGCCCACATCTCCCAACAGAACAATAATTTGATCCGCAGTATGAGGAATCTTTTTATAATCCAGTCTGCGTAACAGGTCATCTATCTGACCATGCACATCGCCAGTAAAATAAATCATTGGACTTCTCCTTTCCCTGCCTTAACTAAGTCATACTCGTATAACTCCTGTTCAATTTCTTTCTGAATTACACGCTTAACCCTCGTCTTTGTCAGTTTTTTATTTGCCTTTTTCATTTTCGCCCATCCCATATGATTATTTGTCCAACAAGCAAACCGATGGGAAAATTCCGATTGGTATGGGAGCATCTTTTTAAATAAATCAGCCATCTCCATCCCCTTTCGGCACTTTTACCTCATTACTGCCGTTTTGGGAAAGTACAGACTCATATTCTGCCTCTGCACTATCCAGAAATGTATCCAGAGGCTCCAAATCACCGTTTAAATGGTAGTTGGCAACCTCATACCCTTGTCCATAACAGTCAGTGAAATAGTCTTTATATGCTTTCAGAGCAGTATTTTCTTTGTTGAGTTCTTCCAATTTTGCTTTTGTTTCGGACAATTCAGCCGCCAGAGCAAATGAATTTGCACTTTCACCAGTCAATACCACAGGTTGTATCCTGCGGAGCATAACGATCTCGGCATGATACTCCTGTAATAAATCGGCAATTTGACCAGCTTCATGACTGCTAATCACATCAATTCCGTATTGTTCATAATTTCTTAAATGCTGTAATATTGCCTCATACATAATTCAAGCCTCAATCTTTCAGCATAACAATATCATGAATGTAATTCATATCCTGCGTAAAGGTTGGAATTTCCTGATCCACAATCCACTTCTTACGTATAACAGTCTTGTTCGGTTCGTTTTTGCATTCCACTTCCATCATCTGCTTACGACAACAAGTACCACGCTTACAGGGAATTGCATAATCGTTCCAGTTGATGCCTTTCTCAACAAACAACATATCCTGAATCTGATCACAGGACTTATTCATAAGTTGCTTGTGAGAGAAAATTGCCTGTCCTGCGGACTGGATACTATTACGAACACTATCTTGTTGCCGCCAGACAAAGTAGTTGACAACATCTTCTTTTGGAATATTGAATACACGAGAATCGAACATTGCACCCTTATTGACAGCGGAAATATATTTTTCCTTTAACTTCAAATCTCCCATAAGAGTTTCATCTACATTCCGATTCACTGCGCCCAAATAATCAATAGGGAACTTTTCGCTATTCCATTGATTTACATTTTCCCTAAAACATTTGTTAAACGTCAGCGTTGCCATGCTTGCGGAAATACTGCACATCTTCTGAACTGTATTATCAAACCAAGCATCACTGGTGAGCGTCTGGTAGTCGATCAAGAGCAGAGAAATTTCATCCGACTGTGTATAGCCAAGCACACAGCCCTGAATATTCTCGCAAAGATACTTCATGGTATCCTGCATAGTTTTCATCAAAATCTGGTCAAAAGGCTTCTGAAAGCCTCTGGTAAAAGTGTGGAATGCCTTGCCGTCAATGCGAATGATCACAGGCATACGGCGCACAAGATGCGCTCTGGTCACATTCTCATAGGTTTTCATCCGATCTCCAAGATTATCTCGATTACTCATTTTTATTTCCTCCAACATTTTTAACTCGCTCAATGAAGCCATCAAATGTATCAATCATTTCACCATGCCTGTCATAAACAATTTCGTTTTCTCTATCAACAGACGCTTTAATAATTCCCTTCTTAATCATATCTTCCAAAACAGAAATAATATAATTCTTATCATTCATTTATTTGTCCTCCAAAGTGATAATTCCGCTGTCAATTAACATATTGATTTTCTCTAAGAACATCTCCTGAACTCTCATATCGTTCTCGCAGTCAATGTCTTTTTCATCAAAGAATTGATTGAATTCGTAACCGCACATTCCACCGTATGATGTGAAATAAAAACGGAACTTTCCAGCGTGGGTTTTTGCGTCCTCGTCATAGATGCCGATCCAGAAACCATCATCTGTTCCAAACTGACGATCTTTATCTGTGCCAGCACTGCCAGAGATACACCAAGCCTGAATAACATTGTTTCTCCAAAAGAAAGGCAATCCAACATGGGTTCGGTCTGCGACCTTATATTTCTTGAGCTGCTTGATGGTCAAGTTATATTTGTTTTTGACCAAAGGCTTTCGCATTTTATAAGACATATTTTCACTCCTGTTTATACCGCACAATACGCACACGAAGATTGTATCTCTGCGCAATATCAATCATATTTGCTGTACCACGACTCTTTCCGTCCCAAAAAGCTACAAGAGCATCTGCATTTTCTGCCATCTCCTGATTACGGATATATCCAGCAGACTTACCGAAAGTTTTCCAATCTGCTGGGAAGTAATTGATCTTATACCCTCGTTGCTTTCCATACTGCTCACCAAGCGTATCTGCACCCCTTGCCATACCGCACACGATTACAATATCATCTTTGATATTAGACAAAAGTTTATCCATCTTTCTTTCTAACTCGGCGTAATTGTTGTAATCTCTGCCGCCAGCAATAATAACTCGAAACATAGTACAGCCTCCGCTTTAGATTTATTTACCTTTTATGCTGCGATAGTAGTAGAACTGAAGCTGCTGGATAAATCCCTCAAACCCTTGATAGGGTGTCGGATCAAACTCTCCATGATAAATATTTTCAATCAGTTTTTTCATCCAAGTATCAATAGGAAATTGCGAGAGGTCATGCGCACCAAACAACATGATACAAGACGCAACTTTCTTTCCAATACCACGCATTGAAAGCAAGGTTTGATAGTCAGGTTTGATTTGTGTTGAATTGCAATGAAACAAATCATATAAATAAGCGGCACGATAACCAAGTCCCAAATCAGATAAATCTTCCAATGTGGTATATTGCAATTCAGATTTGCAAGGGAATGTGTAATAAACACGATCTTGACAAAGTATTTCTCTGCCAAATCTTTTACATAGTGCTTCAATGGATTTTTTAATACGAGGAATATTATTATTTTGAGAAATTATAAAGGATACTAAGGATTCCCAAAAATCCTGCCGTAAAATCCTCATACCTTCTCCATATGTCATTGCTGATTTCAGAAAATCATCATCAGATTGCATGATTGTTTTATAAAACTGCTGGTAATCTGTTTGCAAATCCAAGTAATTCTCCCAATACTTCCATTCATGATTGGAGCAATCAAAAAGATAGCAATTTGATGACGGTTCATATTTTACATGAACTGCATGATTACCAGACAAAAGATCATACTCATGTTCCTTGATTTCAAATATCCGAAAGCACTGTCCACTATTCATAATGGTATGTAAATTCAATTCATAACCGCTTACTTTTATCATATCAACACTCGCTTCTTGTATTTATTGTTATTAATTCAAAATAAAAGACTGCGGCTGATTATGCGGTGGGAATTTGCGTTCCTCTATCGGAGGCAGAATATTTTTCTTTAATCTGGATGATCCGCATTTAGGGCAAAAGAGAAATTGCTGATGCTCTGGAAACCGATAGCTGCCGCCAGCTAAAATTATTCTCGCACCATATTTATCTACTTCATAAGATGCAGAACCAAAATCAAATTTTTCACAAAAGTCACACACTATTCAAACCTCCATTAATCTGCACTTATCACTGTGAATGTATTATATTCTCCAACAGATAAAACATATTTCTTACTTAACATCATTGATACAGGATCAAAGCTGTTAAGTTCATTATTGATCCTATCTGTCAATACTCTTATCGACCATGAAAAAGTTCCATCACTGGTACTCCAACCTTTTGTTGCGATCTTTTCAATCATTGGATAACAAGAAATATCTAATTCCCTTTTTATCCTTAAAGCAACAGCAATCGCATTTTGTGTGATTTTATATTTTTTTGCACCATTCTTTGCAAACTGCCAAAACTGATCAGAAAAATCCGAAAAATATCTCTTTTCCTCTTCCGTCAACATATCATAGTAAGTACACAACATATTTTTATGTTTTTCAGAACGGAGTACAGCATCAGAACATAGTTTTCGAATATTTAATTCAAGATCATAAAAATCACTCATTATGTATCCCTCAATGCTCGTTTTGCTTCCTCAAGTGTAAGGAACCATGTTTTCCCGAAAGAAGAAAGTGCTACTTTATAATAGTAACTCTGATTTCCAAGCCAATCTTTTGGCTGAATGATAGGATATAAGCGAACATAATTTCTGCGAAGTGTTAGATGATAACCTTGAACAGAACATAGACGAGGGGTTGAACTATCAGATGTATTTAAATATACATGACTTCCAACAGCACACGGGAATATTGTCATTTTCCCTTCTGATTCTGCTTTTTGATAACGCTGTAATTCCTCTAACCAATCAGCTAATTTATCATGCTGATAAGCACAATCTTTATTGTCACTGGAACATCCTTCAGCAACTTGTCTGGCATGAATAATTGCTTCTTGAATTTCCATTATACACTCTCCTTTCCAAACCTCTCAGCACATTCAGGGCAAAGTGTTTTCCCTCTCTTGCATTTCCAACCCGAAGCATAAGCCAATCTGGAAAGACGCTGCTTATTAGTTTCCATACCCATACCACCGTCATCGTTCCGATTCATTTTCTGCTCATTAGCATTAAAATCGGTACTCCAACTGCGGGAACATTCATCACAGGTAAGATCATAATAAGTATCAATTCGGATTTTCATTTTATACACCTATCCAAATACTATAATCATCACAGATATTATAGAAAATACGAAGATCATCATTAACGCATTCCAGTGCGGGATTATACCCATCAAAATTTTCATCCAGCAGACGATCTTCCCGCTCGGATTCGTCCTCTATGCTGAGAATATCAATGTGCTGTCGAACAGTTCTGTATTCCTCACTGATTTCTTCCCCATCATCCTCTGACACTTTAGATTTAATCAGCTTATAGCAGTTTTCCAATGCTCGGAGCGTCTTGCGGCAAGATTCTAAATCCTCACCGCCCTCATTGATACACTGACGAAGTTCTTTGCCAAAACTTTTTAGATCATATTTCCATTTCACATCAGTTGCCCTCCATATTTGCCTCAAACTCGTCAATGGCAACAACAATTTCAGTAAGAGAGTCACGGACTTCTGCGATTGCTCCATCCTCATAATCTTTTACTGCCTGTTTCAAGGCTTTAATAATGGCTGCGTCATCCAGTTCACCATTTTTCCAAAATTTCATTTCCATATCAAATCTCCTTCTGGTCAAATTTTCTTCTACACTTTGGGCAACAATCTACTTTAAACCGCATAACATGATTTTTTACCATGACCATAATTTCACCGTGACTATCTACAAAAGCGCAGTTTTCACTATCCTGATAGAATAATGCTTCATCACCATTACAACAATTGCATCCGTCATTTTCATGAATAATCTGATCCAGTTTATCACACAAACTTTGCAAATGTTCTACGGATTTTTCTCCACCATTGACCAAATCTTCCGTCATTGGATTTTCTACCAATTCAAGATCATCTCTGGAAACACGAGAGATATAAGCAGATTGTCCACAATGCGCACATTTTTCTGTTTCAATAGTGAATCCATGACCTCGAACAACATCTACAATACGGCAAATTGTCTCAGGAGAAACCGCAGCTCCACCGCCGTTTCTAATTTTTCGAACAGGACGGCAGAATCTATTTCGTAGTTCATCACCAGAATACTTTTTCGGGATCATTATAATGTCCTCCTGCCTTTCAAAATGGCATTTTTAGCATCTTCTTCTCTGATAAATAGAGACTTTCCAAGCGCACTACCATCAAATTCATCAAAATCTTCACTCTCAACAAAGTCAACAGAAATACTTTCTAAGACTCCATTTTTGTAAGTAGCAAGAAATACTTTGCCATGTTCAATTTCTCCTTCGTCTACATCAACATACCAAATATCATCGCCTTTTAACAAAGGAGAATTAGAAAAAGAAGTACATTCAATTTCTTTATATACTTTTTCCAATTCATCAACCAATATAGTAATAATAGTAGCTGCCTGATGATAAGTATCTGTTCCATTCCAAGCATCAACTGCTTTTCTTGCCGCTGTAAGTAGTTCAGTATTCTTTTCCATCAAGTAACTCACTCGCTTTCATCAGAAGTTTTTCTTTGTTGTTTTCAATTTTATCATCCATGACCATTTCAAGCAACTGATTTAAGGCGTTTCCAAGGGGTTTTCCAGCAACAAAACCGATCTGCATCAGGTCATTTCCATTGACCGCCAAATCCTTCAGAGAAAAACAATCTTCATCCTGCTTAATCTCCTGTATCATGCGATAAAACTGGCTGACTCTTGTAACCTGTTCTCCACGCTGACCAATATCAATACGCTGTGCTGATTTATCTGCTGCCTGAAGGAAAATGAGATTCATAAATTGGATTTCTCCAAACTTATTCAAGCATCGGCGCACGACATTCTTCTTTACCTCAAGTACACGATCATGGGATGCTACGAGCTGCACCACATCAGCAATCAGTTTAGATTCCAGACGGAGATTACGAAGTGATTGTTCTGCAATCTCTGCGCTCTTGGCAGCATGACCGTAGAAATGTCCAATTCCGTTTTCATCCTCGGAATAACAGAACGGTTTTCCAAAATCGTGATACAGACAAGCAATTTTTACAATGGTATCTCCATGACAATTACGAATCGCTTCCACTGTATGCTCCCACACATCATAGCAGTGATGGGGATTATTCTGGACAAATCCAATGCTGGGCGTAATCTCAGGAATGATAACCTCAAAGATTTCTGTGAAATTTTCCAGCAGCCAATCGCAACGACCAGACATGATTTGCAAAAACTCGTTTCCAATGCGCTCGGCGGCAATATCAAGCAGAAGATTCCTCTTTGCAAGCATTGCATTGGCAGTTTTCCGCTCGATGCCGAAATGATAACGAGCAGAAAAGCGCATGGCTCGGAGAATGCGGAGCGCATCTTCCTCAAACCGTTGTTCAGGATCACCGACACAAACAATTTTCCGATTCAGCAAGTCATACTGACCATCAAAATAGTCAATGATTTCTCCATTAATGTTCGCTGCCATCGCATTCATCGTAAAGTCACGGCGGCTCAAATCCTCTTTCAAATCGCTGACAAATTCAACTTGGTCTGGATGACGATGATCAGAATAATCGCCGTCTTTCCGATAAGTTGTGATCTCATATGGATTTTCCAGCAGAACGGTCAATGTTCCATGCTTGAGTCCAGTATCCAGCACACGAAAATCAGAAAATACTTCTTTCATCTGGTCTGGCAGAGCATTGGTACAAATATCCCAATCGTGCGGGGTTCTTCCAATCAGACTATCACGAACACAACCACCGACCACAAACGCCTCATATCCTGCATCCATCAGCATTTTCATCAGACGCTTCGGTTCCTCTGGAATCTGCATCAGACGATGACTTGTATTAAGCTGCCATCCATTTTCAGGTGCTTTCAGCCACCACTTTTCCATACTCATTCACCTACTATCACATACAGGCGTTTCTTGCCCCATTTTACCCAAAGACAATCGGGATTTTCCAAAGAGATATTCAGGTCTGGACGATTCTTCCGAACTTCGCTGGTAGACTGAACCACACCAGCTTCTTTCATGACGGCTGGAAGGTATCTGGTTTCCGTAAACAAGGTCTGCGGCTGCTCATTATTTTTCCAGTCCAAATCATCCAGAGCCAATAGGGTTTTCGGATCAACCAAAGGCTTTCCGATGACCACATTTAAGAACATATTAAATCAACTCTCTATTCCTTGTTCGAGTTTCATCAGCTTGATATTCTCCAAAATATTTTTCCTCTGCCGCTTTTCTGCAAGTTGCGGCATCTTCAATTTTATCAAAATATCCAAGGTTAATATGTTTTCCATATGCGCAAATCATTGCACACCACTTTTCATTTTCCTTATTCCAATGAACTCCAACAATTCCACTTGTGTTATTACTTCTTATTCCTTTATTCATTCCATTCTCAGACGGATTTGCAATTCTAAAATTAGAATAACGATTATTCAATCTGTTTCCATCTTTATGATCACAATATTTTCTGTCAATGATTTTTCCAGTCAGTAATGTATGCAAATAACAATAACCCATACCATCATAATTATTAGTTGCTACATATCCATCTGGACGCTGATACCATTTTGCTGGACGCACAATATCTACATTTTCCAAATCAATAATTGCATGAGCCTTCTCTTGATTATGTTTATCATAAAGAACAATTTCTGCATGATCATCAAACAGAATGATTTCATTTTTGCTGAATTTATTTCGCATCATTTCTCCATGTTGATTGCCATCCAGTTTACTTCCATTGTAAAATCTTCAATCCGCTTGTAATCTGGCTTTTCAGGCAATGCAGTATATTTCTTTGCATAGTCTATACGCTTTTCAAATTCATCCACCATTTCAAAAAACTCCGGTCTGAATGTTCCATCGTCCAACATATATTCTCCGTTGCGGATTGACATGAGTAAAGGCAAATCTGCGCCTCGATAAGTATTGATCTCCTGCTTTTCCAGAATATCCAAACACATCAAGTACAGACGAATTAAATGAAGAGCGTGTTTGTTCAAGTGTGCCTCGTCCTTCTTCTTATTGCGCTGCGTGATTTTTCCATACTCCTTGACAATGGTATTCAGATCGCTCCAAATATTCTTATAGTCACGGAGAGGATAGTGCGTCAGATTTACATCCAAGAAGATCTCTGTATCCAAATCCTCACGCTGAGATTCATCTACATACAGATGAATTGCGCCGTTCTCGAACTCCTGATACCTATCGTTAAAAGAGGTCATAGAGGATTTACAAGAGGAAAGAATCTGCTTTTCTTTTTCCGACTGGTCATAGCGGTCACGAGCCAGAGCTGCTTGCAGACGGCGAAGCTGCTGAGTAGCATAACCGCCGAAGGCATGAACGGCTTTCTGAGAGAGGAACATATCTCGCTGTTCCACCATCATTCTTCCAATGTCGTTAAAGAACACATATTGTTCAGGTTTACAGCCAAGCAGTTCAATGGTATTGGGATTACAATCCGACAACAGATGAATCAGTTTATTAAAACTGTAAATGGTGGTATCTGTCGGGTTATCAATTACCTGTTCAAAATTCGTTCTTCCAAGAATGTCCGTTCTGGAATTAAACGCACATCCACGAATATCAATATCAGAATCAGGTGTATTTGTACCGTATGCGTGACTTCCACCGAATGTTGCAAAAATCATCGACCCCCCAAGGTGAGGGTTAGTCTTGATAAAATCGTACTCAGGACGATTTAAAACTTCTCTAATATCCATTTAGTTTTCCTCCCACGGATACTTTTTACGGTACACTGTCTGTTGTTCCGCAATGTATCCTTCCTCAACTTTATAATCCATTGAAAATTCCAGCATATCTTCGACTTTCTGCTTGATTTCCTGATCCGTTGCCGAATCCTCCACAAAAAATTCAAAATCATAGCTGCCAAGAGGTCTGGTGCTGATATATCCAGTTACTCGTTTTATGAATGATCCCTCATTATTTCATTTTTCTTTTTTATTTTCCCAATGTTTTTGAAAGCGTTCTTCCATAACGCTTTCCATAAAGGCTCTTGCTTCTGCCGTTGTCATGACTTGCGGCTCACTGTCGTTTCCAAAAGGCAAACCAATGATCACTTTACCTTGTTCCAACAGTTTACGCACTGAATGCCACGACATAACCGCCTGATGATATGTTCCATCACAACCAGTCCAGTTCCGACAAGTGCCGCCATGATCAAAATGATCCATTGCATCGGACATTTTCAGATAGATACAAGCTAATGAGCCGCCGAACGGTACTTCTTTATAGCTGTAATTTTCCAGTCCATAAAGCTGCAAGGCTTTCTCTTTGCTGTTTATATCAATTACATAAGCGGCAGGGAAATAACCCTCGTCAATCAGGTCAAGCAGTTCCAGAATGCGGCTCCACGATAAATCATTCATTTTTCCACAAAATGAAAATTTATCAGCTTGCCACCTTTTCTGATCCTCAAAGAAACGCTGCCGCTGAAAAGACTCGTCTTTTTCCATACGCCGTACTTCCATAGCTGAAGTTTGTTCCTGTGCGCATTGACTGCCAAGCGTAAAGGCAAGGAACAACGATTCAAAAATCATAGTGCTTTCTCCTTTACAGCATCATATCTTCCACTTCAAAGATTTCTCCAACATGGACAGTCAGAACATTGTTGTAGTCCAGCATTTCAGCCAACTTTTCCATCAACTTGTTTCGATCCTCTGCACTGATCAGATAACCACGGCTACTTCCACCAGTATAATAAACTACAACAGAATAAACACTCATATTCTCCATTTTGTTTTCTCCTTTTCCATTGTACTTGTATTTATGGTTATTGTCAAGCATTATTTTCGCATTCTTCCAATTCATCAGGAAATGCGTCTAATTCCTTGCCGCTATCCAGCTTGATTTCCCACATAGTTCCAATATCTTCGTAGTCATATTCGTCCTCAGACTTACGCTTTTTTACCGTACACTTTTCGCCGTCATGGATTTTCCACTCAGAATCCATACCATGCGTGTTGAAAACGCAAATCTTGCCTTCCAGATTTCTTTCATCTCTAACCATAGTTCCTTCCTCCATTTACACGGTTTTTTCAACATGAGAATTGACATAATCTCTCGCTTCCACCAGAGAACAGTTATAACGGCTGCGGTACAGCATGACAGCCAAAACAGGACGAGATTTTGCCAGTTCTTCCACTTGCATATCGTACTCACGAACAACTTTCATAATCGTTTTTCCAAGCAGAGAATACAACCACTTCAAAAATTCAGTTTCGTTCTTATGACGGTAGTATCCATGCTGGATATAAAACGCTTCTTCCAGTTCATGCTTCTGAATATAACGACCATCTTTCATCTGGTAATACAGATTTCCCATATTAGCTTTCCTTTCTGGCTTTCATGATCTGCCGCTGATTCCAGTATTCGTGCTGCTCATTTTTCCGAAGATGATGACACTGCTTGCCAAGACAGCCCTTCTTTTTCATTTCTTTTACGGTCAAGCTGCCGTTATGTAATGCGCAATAAGCCACTGGATTCTTTGGCTTACCGCCGTAAATTGTCTTTTCCAAATCACTTTTCCCTCCATATTTTTGCATCTGATTGCATTTTTTCGTCCTAAACGGAGATTTTGTGCAATTCTCCGCACAAAGTTCTGTTTTGCGGAGATTTTCTTAAAGCGTATAAGCAATTCCCTGTGCATCCAGTTCCTTGCGCAGATTTTCCAAATTAACTACTCGGATCGGGCAAATATCAATCTTATGTACGGCTGCTCCATTGGTTTCCTGATAATCAAATAGGGCAATGGTCTGCGTATTTTCATTGATACCGATTTCAGGCTCTTCCAGCCCACGATAAGTTCTTGCAAGGTTGATAATCTCATTGATCCAGTTCATATGATCCTCCATTACAGTTCTACACAAGCAATCGTTGCGTCATTGTCGGCAAAATACTCATTGATATATTTCACCATCAGCTTTTCCATATGTTCAGCCTTCGTTACATGGTCTGCCTGTTCATAATCCCATTCCAGATTATAAACTTTCAAATCACCGCCGCCCCAATAACCGATTGCAAGGCAATTCGGGAGATAGCCATCAAAAAGCTGCATCAGCTTAATTCCAAACCAACCTGTCGGCTCGTAACCGCTGGCGATGCTCTCTGCGTCATCAAAAGTAAAGTCATAGGTTTTCTTTTTTCCATAGGTCAATCTATGAGCAAGTTCCTCAGCCGTGAGAAACACATATTTCTTGTTTCGTTTCATGCGATTTTCTCCATTCCAATTTTTCCGTTGTGATAATCGTAAATGTAAAGCCAGTCTACCAGATAACCATGATCATAGAACGGTTTATCCAATGCAACTTTGTAGCAGTCTACCAGCCCAACAGAATGTTTTCTTTCTGTGATTACGCCTGTTCTGTTGGCATAAACTTTGTTCGCTTCCTCTGTACGGCTTTCCGTCCACAAAGTTCTGACATGATTTCCAATTTGAAACATCATTAATTCCTCCGTCAGCGAAGATTATTGAAATAATCCAGCAAGTGTTTTACATCGTCCCTCTGGTCAACTGTGTACTGTCTGTTTGCTCTGATTGGCATTACCACACCATAGCAGTCAGCGCAAATCATGATAATAGGATCGGAATAAGATTTTCCACCAGTGATGAATGTGGGATCAAAAATCTCTGCATAAGCTGCGTCTGCCAGCTTGACGGAATATTCCTGATTTCGATCTCGGAACATAGTCATCGTCTTTTTCTTTCCAGCGGAAGAGTCCCAATAAGGGAATTGGATACCTGTTGCGCTGTATGTAAACATATCTTCCGCTTTATGTTTTCTCAAAATCTGTTCCATCTGCTGTTTCAGTCCAGCTTTTTCCGTCAGTTCAATTCCACGCTTTGCCATATCAGCCAGAACGGTCAAATCATCGGTCTGGATTCCAACATATCCACGCTTGTCGCAGAGATAAATGGTTTCTCCATCCTGCTCATAGCAGACTTCCTTATGGGATACCTTCAGCAATTTTCCAAGGTCAAACGCTCTCTTTGCCATGATTTATTCCTCCAATTCAAAACCATAATGACAAAATCCTGTTACATCTGAAATATAATCGGAGATTTCGTCCTCATCATCCATTCCATCAGGAATGTCAATCTCTGTGGGAAGTTCCTTTAACAATTCCTGATCTCTGTCTGTATCCCACTGGATATTTACTGCTTTCATTTTTTCCATCCTCCTTAATGTTTATAATAATAGACAATTTCTGCTTTTGTGTTCATATTTATTGACATTATCAAACTGTCCGCTTGACTGTTCCGTATGGTCAAAAGTTTTACTTCCAGCTTAAAATCATATCGACTTTATTTTCTTCTGCTGTCTTTTTCAAACTGTTCATAATTCCATCCAACTTATTCTCATAAGCCTTCGGAATTTTTACTTCTATAATTGGAAATGCCCATGTATCTTTGTACCTTTCCATTACGCTGTCTCCGCATTGACTTTTGCAAGCAGTTCATTCATGCAATCGAAAAACTTCTGAGAACACTGTGCGCCCTTTGCCTTGTAATACTGAAGGTTTTCACATTTTCCATTCTCAATCTTTGCGCTTACCAATTTTTCATTGATCCAGCCTTGTGTTCTGATAGGAACATTTACACCATACTTTCTCATGAGATAATTGACAATAGAATAGCTGCTATGTTCATATCTACTCTCATAGAAAATAACGGTATCATTATCCAACTTGCCGCCGTTTCTCAGGATTTCCATTGCCTTGCTTACGGTCTGTTTCGCTTTTGCATTCTGTGCCGCAATAAACGCCTGATTCTCTGCTTCACGCTGCGCCGCCTGTTCCATGCGCTTCTTATGCTGATTTTCCGCATAAGCCTTTCTGGATTCCCACATCTGGTTTTCCAGTTCAGGCGCAATGTGCTTGATAAACTCGATTTCGGTAAATCTGAAATGATCCTGCTTTTCCAGTCTGGTTTTGATAGCTACCATGTAGTTTTCCAGACTATCCATGCCCTTGCGTCTGATATGCTCCATAACTTCATCAACGGAATAATCCGTTCTGACGCTGCCGATCCAAATACCAACGGCGATTCCATCATAAATGGCGTACACATCACAATGATCATTGTATTCTTCTTTAATAGTTTCTCCACGGTAAATGCTTCCTGTGATAAGCTGCATAGACTTATTCTTATAAAGGGCTTTGGTCTGATCTGCATTATAGGTAATCACTCTGAAGGTTTCAAAAGGTGTAGTCAAATTTTCCATTCTCATATTTTCAAACATTGCTGTATCCTCCTTACTGATTCTTCAACCAAACTTTATAACTCATAGGTGATTTTCCAATTTCATCATCACTGGAATGAGAAATTGCCCAATCTACTAAATAGCGAAGGTACTGTTCCCACTGCACATCGAAATCAATCAATGCCCAATTTTCCAGTGTAATACCGCTTTGCTCCATCCATCCAAATTCCTGTTCCAGAAAATCTCCCGGAGAAACATCATTATTTCCACTATATGTAATCATCTTTTCTTCATCCAATCCAATAATAGCTATAAACTTTCTTGTAACATTGTTCATTTTAATTTTTCCGTCCTTTTCTTCGGTTTTACCGATTTATTTTTATGCTGGATAAGCTGCGATAACTCGATTATTCGGAATATCATCAAAGTAAAAGTGATTTTTCTTGATTCTGCTTTCTCGAATAGATTTCATATGCTTCGGATAGTTCGCAGTATTCCAGTTTCCTTTAATGTACTGCTGAATGTAATTGATCAACGCTTGTTCAGGATCAACGCTATATTCTGCAAGTTTGCTGATTTTTCCGTTGCTGTCACACTCATAAATACTTGTATTCATTGTTATTATCCTTTCTGTTTAGTCAATCCGTTCTCCGTTCATTTCGAAAACATCAATGTCCAGTTCATCGGGATTACTCTTGTAATAGGTATCATTCTGAATGATCCATTCCCTTGCTGCCTCTGCCTTTTTCTTTGACGAAAAGACTCCGACAACATAACGATCCCCAATACATCCACCATTCAAAACATATGCTTTCTGTCCGATTTTCCGCTTCATCTTGACCGCTCCTTACACCACTTTACATTTTCCAGTTCTTCACCATTTAAAATCAATTCGCTGCTCTCTGTCAGTTTGAAAATCGCTTGCGTATCTGTTGCACTGACGCATTCAATCAGTTTTCCATGATACCAAATCTTTCTGCCGACAAATCTGTGCTTTTTTCTCTTCTCATTTTCCTGATCCCAATAGCCTTCAGGCGCATGATGAAAAGAAGGATTTTCCATGTACTGCATTATTACGCTCCAATCATCTGATACAGCTTTTCCATTCCTTGCAAAACCTTGTCACAATCATCCTTGCAACGATCATGACACTTTACAAGCTGCTCCATGTCCAAATCTTTCAGAATATCCATATAAGCGTGATACTTGCCCATACTATGTGACGCATTAATAAAATGCGTAGTATCTGCCTTGCGGTTTTTTCCAACGGATTCAATCTCTTTTACTGCCGTTCCGATACTCTCCATTGCTTTCGTAACCAAAATTCCAGTAATCGCATTTTTCATGGTTTATGCTCCCTTCGCTGTAAAATCCTTCTGTTCTCTACACCAGTTTTCCGCTGCCGCCTGTGTCTTAAAGCATTCAAGCAAATATCCATCTGGTGATATGGTATAAAATTCTCTGCTGACTGGATACCAATAAATAAGAATATTATTGATCTGCTTAATTTTCCGTCTTGACATTGCTCTGTTAATTCTCATACTTACTTTTTCCATCCATTTCTGGCTCTGTATCAGCCGTTATTTACTCTCGCATTGATTGCTGCCGCCAATTTATCCAATGTCTTGTAAATCGTCTTAAACGCTCCTGTGGCGCATACATGGTTTGGATTTTCTGAATACTGAAAATGATACATACAAGCTGGAAGTCTCACACCATAATGATCTGCAATCATGACAAGTTCCATCTGATTTCCGATAGTTGCTTCTCCATTTATCCAGTCTTTCGCTGAATCAATTACAACCCTTTCATAATTCATTGCCTGTTCCGCTGTCATTTTTCTGTTCCTCCTATTCAACCGTGATAACCATTCTGTTTTCCGCTGGAACATTGCTTCTTACAATAAAGTTTACCAGTGTACTCAAAAAGTTTTGCACCATGTTTTTTCCCTTATCATTGTTTGTAATATATGCTGTTTTTTCCATTGCTGGCGGCTTAGACAAGGAAGAGCCCGGCTTAAAATACTGAATGTTGATATAAATATTTTCCCCATCAATCCAATCCATAACATGAACCTTATAACCATCAACCCATTTTTCCAAATTCATTGTTGTTTCCTCTCTTATGCGTAATAGTCAAATTCCTTCCATCCTCCGCTTGCTTTTACAAACTCTTTCAATCCTTCCGCATTGATCCGCATTGTCTCAAAATCATATGTTGGAAAGAAATAAGACGATGAATCTTCCGTTTCACTTTCAAAATGTAGAATGACAACAACCACTAAATTTTCCAAGTCTGTAACTGGCGTATATTCGTCCTCTGTGATCATGTCCGCTACAATGTCCATATCACACTTCTTTTCCTCTGGCGTGTTTGGCTCATATGTCCAGTGTCCAAATATATCAATCATTTTTCCATCCTCCTTAAATAATGCCGTTCTCTTTAAATTCTTCCGTCAATCCATATCTCTTTGCAAGCTGTTCAAAATAGCTTGCCCACTCCGCTAACTCTCCATATGAATAATTGTGATTCTCAAAATCCGCTTGCCATTTAATCGCTTTCTGTCTGGCTACGTTTTTCCGTCTCTGATAGCTGCTCATGCCTTTTCACGCTCCCTTAAAAATGATGCTCCCCAATTTTCCGAAGTCTGCCTTTCTTATAAAGAAAGATATTGATATTTGCCATAGACTCTAATTCTTCCAACGCTGCTATGATCCGTTCTGTCCGTTTTTGCTCAAACAAACTTCTCTGTTTCGGATATTTTGGTTTGTAGATTCTCATTGTTCCGCTTGCCTTATCCTGATAAACAATACTTGTCATTGTTCCACGTCCTTCTAATAGGCTCTTCCATAATAGATTTCTGGCTTTCTGGTTACATTGTAAATGTAGCTTCCACATCGGACTAACAAAGCGTCTTTTCCATAATACTTTTCTTTCATGCCTTTTACTGATCCGCTGGCTGAAAAGTTTGGAAATTGATCAATGTTTAACGCTCTGCCTTCCGCAACTGGCAAATATTTAACTCTCATTTTTCCGCTCCTTATGCCCATGTTCCATATACAATCATGTTATTTGGACTCTTTTTGTTTCTCCGCATGAATGTAAACACGTTTCCGCTCTGCTCGTCTGTAACTTCCATTCTGTCAACCATATTCCAATAATCATTTGCAATTCTGCTTGCCTTGCGCTTGATCTCTGTTATTGTCTTTCCGCTGATCGTTTTTCCGTAAAGCTGCGCCGTGAACATTGTTTTATCTCCTTTCCACCTTCATTGCCATAAATGCCTTCTTATCCAATCCGCAAAATGCTTTAATGTGCCTTCCTGTGGTCATTGTCCAGCCGTCATAAAGCCTTACAAGCCTTCCAGAATTTTTGATTCTTTTAATAATGGGCGTTCCGTAGCTATATAGCGTTTCCGTTCCATTCTTCGCAATCTCAACCAATGCTTTTCCGTAAAAGCTGTTTCGTCCATCAATGGGACTAAGTTCATAAAATTTCATCTTATTTTTCCTTTCTCCGTCTATTCCGCTTGTCTATAATCTCTTGTAATCTAACTTTCTTGTTTTTCCGCTTATTGCTCTCGCCTTTTTGAATCCTTGTTGATTTTCCAGCTTCTAAAAGCCTTTGATCCATATTGTTCCGATATGCGTTTTCCCGCATGGTTTGTGAATAGGTTTCCTCTGTGGTTTTTGTCCGTCTGCACAAGCCAAATTCCGCTTTATATTCCTCTATGGTCATTCCATGACTTTCCCGCACATGACTTCCCAATCTGTTATAAGATCGTCCGCAAATGTGGCAAATCACTTTCCCGCTTTCGTCATGCTCAACTGTTCCAGCCTTCGGCAATGGATGAATTTTCCCACCGTCTTTAAAGTATTTATAACAACCTTGACACAATCCGTTATAGCTGCGGTTTGTGATTTTTCCACATTTCGGACAAATCATTTAATCATCTTCTTCCATTTCATAATCTGATAACTTTACAAAGTATCTTCCAGCATAAAAGAATGATTTCTTGTGATCGGATTCCATACAGATTTCCAAACAAGGTACACCACAAATTAAATAAATCATGCCATATTCTCCGCAATCATTTTCTTGATATGCTTTTTATACAGCTTTTCCGCTTGCCCTTTATCCGTCTTAAACTCTGTAATAATCGTTTTGTCGTTCTGTTCGTGATCTACAATGTAGATACTTCCAATTTGGCTTTCAATCTCATAAAGCCACACTTTAAAACCATTGATATTGCTTTCAGAAATAAGATACATTTCACAATCAATTTTCCGCTTTTCCATTTTTCAATTCTCCTTTACTTTCTTTTATTTCTTGTTATATAATCTTTTGAAATGTTCCGCAACTAAATTCTTGTAGCTTGTTCAATGCTTCTTTTTCCGTCTCATAAACGGAAACATGATAAATAAAATCATTATCATAATCCGCTTTTAAAACCAGTCTAAAAGCATTTTCCCGTTTCGCTGCTCCATTGTATGGGAATGTTTCAACCGTTTCTATAAATGCCGTATTTCCAAAATCATCTTTATAAACCTTCATGTTTTCCGCTCCCTTTATCCAACACAAACAACAACCGTATTTTCTGGATCGTATTTCTTTCCTTTGTATTGCTTTACTGATACATTACAAAACCAATTTTCTTTTATCTGCTTTTTTGTGATTTTCTGAATGAAATTTTCCGTTTGTGACTTATCAATATAATAGCGTTTCATTTTTCCGTTTCTCCCTGTATTTCTTGTTATGTGTTGCAGTTTAAAATTTTTGGCTCCATACCAAAATATTATTATAATAAATTTTTCCGTTTTCTGTTTTTATTGTGTAGTTTAGCAGTTTTTCCAAACTCTTTGACTTGTGAAGGACTTCCCCGTTTTCAAATAAATAATATGTGTTTGGCTTCATGTTCTATTCTCCCTTCCCTTATCTTGACTCTATTATATCACATCATAACCAGAAATGCAAGTATTATTTTCAATTTTCCAAAATTTTTTAATGCTTGCTTGTCCAGTCATAAACAAGAAATGAAAGAACAAAACCGATTGTATAATAAAATGTAATCGGAAATATTTCTTCCCAAGCTGCCCCACAATCGGAAGCACCAGCTTTTCCAAGTATCAGGAAAAAGAACAGAAACGCTATAAAACCGCTGATCTTTCTAATGGCTGTTAGTATTCGTCTCTTCCGTCTTGCCGCTTGTATGGCTCTGTAATGGCTTTTCCGTCTGGTATAGATAACTTTACTTTCCATTGCTTAAAACGCCTTCTTTCCGCTCTCTGTGCTTTTCCAGTCTAACGGCTGCGCTTGTGTTTTCTCTGTATTCCTTCAAACGCTGCCTTGCTTCCTCTCTGGTGTATTCACTGCATTCACATTCCCAACCGTAACCATAGTTTGTCATAATGTCCCAACGATCAATAGTTTTCCGCTGATACGCCATTTTTAAAATCTCCCTTCCATTAAATAAAGTTTTCTTATATTCCCAATGTAAAACGATCAATAATATGTTTTGTTCCGTATCCGTCAACTAAAATTAAATCGTGTCTTGTCAAATATCCATTTACAAAATTGAATTGCTTTCTTGTTGTTCTGTTATAGGATTCTATATAATCAAATACTTTCTTTTTGTCAGCTTGTAAAAAATCATGCTTTTCCATGTATTAATAATAATTTTATAATTCACGTTCATTTCTCCATTTCATAACATAGCTATTAAATCAAATTCAAAATTGCAAATTGCTTTATACTTTGGATTATGTGCGCTGTTTATATCGCTTTTCCACTGTTTGAAAGTTTCCAGTATTTCCGCAATCAATTCTTTCAGGTTGATATATTCCAAATCTTCCAGAATGGTATAATAAACACCGTTTTGATCCATGCGCTGCATAAAGTCAACCACTTTTTTAAATGTGCGCTTGTCTTGCTCTGTAATTCTCATTTGTGCGCCTTCTTTCCGTTGCTTTTGGTTTTCCGTTTTGGTATTCACTGGAACGGAAAACGGCGGTTTTCCGCTCTGTCAATATCAAAACTTTTCACGTCCTTTTATTTATTGTTATTAAATGGGAATAGCTGCGAACATGGGCAAACCGCTTTTCCGTTCCTGTACTTCGTATATATCGCCGTCAAACTCAACCTTGCATTTTCCACGCTTGCAAACAATGCCGATTTTCCGCAATGCGTTTAAAAATGCTCTTTTGTGATCTGCTGCACTTGTTTTAAATTCTCCAATTTTATAACTTTCGTTCCATGTCCAGCTTTCGCCGCTGCTCCATGCGTCAATCTGTCGAATTTCATATTTCATTTTTCCACGCTCCATTTATTCGCAATAATCCACTTCGCCGCTTCTAATACTTGTTAGAATGCTGTTTAATTCGTTTGTAATGTATATGTAATTTTGCCGCAATAGTCTATTTAATTCTTCCGCTTTATGGGCTTTATAATTATATGCCGCTTGCCTATATTCTTTTAATTCAATATCAGGATCAAACAAGAACCGATTCAAATTTTCCGAACAAAAGTTATATACTTTTTCAATCTCCATGAATTTTGAAAAATGTTCATTCTTCCGTTTAACAGTCCAATTAATAGCCTTTACCATTTCAGCCGCTTTATTTAATGCCGCCACGCTATAACAAGCCCTTTCAAGTTTCATTTTTCCGCCGCTCTCCCTTCTGTTAAAAGTAGTAAAACAAGTTACTATTCCTTGCAGTAATGGCATATAATACGCCGTTTCTCTTATCCTTTAGCAAGCCGCCATTCATGCCATGAATCCCACGACTAACGGCGATCCGCTCTATGTTGCGCCAAATATCTTCATTTGTTTCCTTGTTTGTAATGTCAACCGCTGCGCCAATTTTTATAAGGTTTTTGATCTCTTTTTGTTTCATGGTTTTCATAATTAAACCGCCTTTCTTTTATCGTGCTGAATATGTGTAATTAATCGGATTACATTCCACATATAAACAATATTGTTTAATTGTAGGCTTTTCGCCGCCTTGAATGTAAATACAACTTTCCATATTGTTATATTGTGCTTCGTTCTTTGCTCTTTCTAACAGTCTTTCTAATTCGTCAATAGTAATTTGTAAACCGTATTTTGTGTATTTCATGCCTTTGCCGCTCCCTTCGTCAATTCCCTATAAATCAATTTTGTGATCATTTCTTCGGCTTCGCATTCGCTGTATTTTGCTTTTTCGCTTTCGGTTTCTTCAAGCCATGCGCCCAGCATATCAACCGCCGAAACATTATAGTAATACATGGTATTAAATGCGGAAGGCAAACCTTGCGCCCAGTCTTTAAAGGTTTCAAAACCTGAGCGGCTGCGGCTGTATCTCTTTTCATTTTCGCAAGCCGTTAAAATCAATTTGCAAGCCGTGTTAAAATCGGGATCGGCTTCAAGTTCGAAGTATTCATGATCAACGCCGTCAATAATATATTTGCGTACTTTCTCAATAACTTTTTTGCTGTTAGTTTTTAACATGGTTTTTACACTCCTTTTTATTTATCCGTTATTCCGTTTTCCGTTGTTCTTTTATTTATGGTTATTGTTCGCCGTTGTAATAAGTTGCGGTATTCTGTACCCATATCAAAACGCCGTTATAATAGATTTTTGCGTTTTTGGTTTTTGTTGTGTAATTGATCAGCTTTTCAAGGCTTTTTGAATGATGAAGTTTTACGCCGTTTTCATACATGATATAAACATTTTGCATTGTTTCCGCTCCTTCCGTTGTTACTTGCATTTATTGTTATTTGCTGAAGGAAAGAATACCAGTATTTAAAAAGCGGTTAAATGTATTAATGCAATCTTCAGCATAATAATTAATAGTTACCATATAATAATTAAAAATTGCATTCATGATCCCTTCGCAAGCGGCTTTATTATATTTTGTTTGTTGCGCTGCGGCGGCTTGCATTGCGCTTTTAATTTCAAAATATCCCATTTGTTTGATCTCCTTTTGTTTTCCTTTTGTGATTATAATATACCATATAATAACCAGAAATGCAAGAACAAATTGTAAAATTGAATGTAAAAATACAGGGCTTTTTATTGCACTGTTTTGTGCAATTTGACTATACTATATTTTGAGTTAGTGACCGTTTTAAAATATACGGCTTTTGTCGATTGAATACGGCGAAAAATAAAAGAGCTGCGCCGCCTTGCGTTTTGAATGGGATCGGCTGCGCCTTGCGTGTTACTGGTTAAACCTGAAGCGGATCGGGCTTTATATCCGCATTTGTTCGGGCTTTTGTTTTGTTCGGTTTTTGGTGTAAGGCGAACAAAACGCCCATAAACAAGGCAATATTTGCGCCGTTACTGTTTTGTTGATCATGAAGGGCGGTACTTTCCACTTTTTGCGGTTTTTGTTTTTGTCCAGCAGCCAGAGTACATCTGCTCAAACTACGCAGCACATTTTTCAAAACGATTGATCGGGAAGTGCATCGTAAAGTTCCCATAATTATCGCAATATTGCCCTATCATCCGATCTCAAAATCCAGTCCAGCAGCTCTCACACCGAACTAACCAAACTCTTGAAATCACCATAACTATGGTCATTCTCGATTTGTTCATCCGATGATCACAAATTATTTACAAAAATAAATAACAGTAAATGCAAGAAACCTATTGACATACGCCTTGAAATTTGGTACAATAATAGTGCGGAAATCCTTTAGTTTATGGGATTTTCATTCACAAAGCAGATAACAATATATGCAAGAAAACAAGGAGTAGATCACGATGACAAAATATCAAGTAGATGGAAGCTGCGTAATTGAGATTGCGCCTTGGCTTGAAAAGACACTGGAAAAACAAAAGAATAAAACTATGAGTGTGGCGGCTCCTATTGTAGATCAGGAATATATTGAGAGTTATCATCGAAACAAAACTCCTGTGGAACCCATTCGTTCACTGGACGATATTGAGCGCATTAAGCAATATTTCCTTACTACGAAAGGACACGGCAATACTCGTATCAGAAACTATGCGTACTTCGTCTTATCATTGAATGTAGCCAGACGATGCGGAGATATTGTTGAGCTGCGAGTTCGAGATGTATTGAATGCAGACGGTACTTTTAAGACTCATGTTATTTTTGATCACGAACAAAAAACTGGTAAGCGTTCTATGATCCTACTGAACAGCAAGACAGTAGAAGCATTAAAGCTGTATTTTGATACTCTGAAAGAATACCGTATGTCTGATTGGTTGTTTCCGAAATTGAATAACCATGACGAGCATATGAGTGTAGATGGGATGCGGCGAATGCTTCAGCGTACAGTCGAGGCGTTGGGAATTGATATGCGAATTGGAACTCATTCGCTGCGTAAGACAATGCCCTATCATATTATTACTAATAGTACCAATACTGAGGACGAGGTAATGGTATCTCAGCTTTTGAAGCACAGTAATGTAAAAACTACCTATCACTATATAGGGCGCAGTCAGTCCGAGATGGATGATTTTGTAGAGGCGAATGCTCTTTGAGGCGAGAGAATGATTTGCAGTTCGACAACACAGCCTACGGCTGGTTGCCTTCACTGTCATTCGCATCGCCTACGGCAATGCTCATGAATATAAATGACCATGTTTATGGGATTTTGTATTTTTGCTCTTTTGAAAAAACGGCTAAAAAGCCCAATTCAATGGTGTTTTAGCGGGATTTCTGTGTGTACCATTTTGCCATAATAAGTATATATATTATTATGGGATTTTGGTACATAGGTAAAACCTCTAAAACCAGCATAAATATGGGCGTTTCAAGCGTTTTCAGTGGGAGGGCAACTTACCAAAATTGAAGGAGATGATTGAAATTAGTGAAAATCTGGTCAGGTTGAAAAAGGGAGAATACAACGAAGTGACGCTGGTTGACAAAATATGTACTGATGCTCAAAAGAAGTCATATCACAGAAAAGAGAAATTCGCCAGCGGCAAACATCGGAGTATGTTTCTTGATACGCTGGCAAGATATTGTGATTATGAGTTTGATGCTGAGAAAAAGAAATATGTAGTCACAGAGGTTTTTTCTTATCCAAAGACTTTGAGTGATGCGAAAATTCATAAGGGGATTTATCAGTATCTTGCACCGTTGATGCTTTATCGTGTTTTATACGGAGATGATAAAAAGAACCGCAGAGCGGTGATAACCTCTATGGACATAGCTGCCGATGTTTCTCTGATCACTGGAAACTATAACATGATGAAGTTCAATCAGGAGGCGGTCAATACTGATATGGGCATTCCTATTCAGATCGTATCTGAGTATTTCAATAAGGCAGATAATCGCATTGATGATTATATTCGGCAGTGCATTAAATATCTGGCAAGCATGAACTGTGTAATTTACAATGAAACTCATATGATCGGTACAATGCCAGAGCGAGTTGATGTAGAAGGTACAGAGATTTATGTAAAAAAGGGCGAGGTTCGCATTGCGACTAAAGAGGAAATGAAACTATATTCCGAATTAGACGAGATCGCCAGTCGCAAAGCTGGTATTCGAACAAATAGTGAAAAGTGGTATGGTAAAAAGGCAGCAAGATATAATTCTGAATTATCTGCATTATTGCAAAAACATGGAATATGGTTTGTTTGTAGAGCATTTGAATTGTGGAAAGTCGATACGGAAAGGTGCAAAGAAACGCTGAAAAGTTTTTCTGATATGACCATTCCTCAGCGGCGAAAAGAGATTGGCATGGCTCTAAAATATATTTTGGATACTAATGCCGAGAATCGAGCAGAGAAAAAGCAAATGTGCGATAATTACATTGAGCATTTTAAGCATCTTTCCGATTTGACACTAAATCCTGCCGCAGAGGATGTAAGAGATAAGTTGCCGTCAGCAAGTAAGAAATCTTATCAAGAAAAAGCGCAAGAGAAGTACGGTTTTCATATCGTATATGTAGACGAATAAGTGAGGTCGATTATGGAATTAAGCAAAGTACAGCAAGAGGCGGTTGATTTTTATAGGGGCTGTTGTAATGTGATCGCTTCCGCAGGGAGTGGCAAAACAAGGGTTCTTGTAAATCGAATTGTAAAGTTGATTGAGGAATATGATGTAGAGCCGGGAAAGATTTTAGCAATTACATTCAGCAAAAAGGCAAAAGAGAATATGATCGAGCGTCTGACTAAAATGATTCCTGAGTATGTAAATTTCATTAACATTGAAACATTCCATTCTTTTGGATATAGGATTGTTCGACAGTTTACAAGAGAGCAATTTGAAATTTTGGATGCCGATTGGAAAAAGGTCAAGATTATCGAAGAGATTATGCAGTCTGTTTATCGAACCAAGGAAGTCGATGGTGAGGAAGTAGCGGAAATTCTGCATTACATTTCTGTGCAGAAAAATCAGATGAAAAAGCCAGATACGAGAGAAAAGTTCGGGAAATTTTATAAGAAATACGAGGATTACAAAAGCGCACATAACCAGTTAGATTTTGATGATATGCTTACCAAGTGCTATGAGATACTGGTTAGCAATGAAAAAGGATTGGCTTATTGTCAGGATAAATACCAATTTATTCTGGCAGACGAGATGCAAGATACGAATGCAGTACAGTATGAAATTTTGAAATTGATTGGTGCAAAGTACAAGAATGTTTTCGTAGTGGATGATCCTTTGCAGAACATTTTTCAGTGGAGAGGTTCAGACAATCGGTTTGTATTGGAGTTTGATCAGGAATGGCCTGATGCAAAAACAATTCAACTGAATAAAAACTATCGAAGCAGTTTGAATATTGTTCGTGCTGCCAATCATTTCGCAGAGTATATTCCTGAGTCTGGTCATGTTCATTATGTGGAGAGCGTTGCAGACAAGGGAGAATTTGAAGAGCCTCATTATGATCGGTTCATTGATGAAACCACGGAGGCGGCTGAAATTTCTAAGAGAGTAAAAGAACTGGTTGATGCGGGGTATCATTACAATGATATAGCTGTGCTTACCAGAACGAATGCCCAGCTTCAGTATTTTGAAACGGCTTTGTATCGCAGTGAAATTCCATATACTGTTGTAGATGGTTTGTCATTTTCAGATCGCAAGGAAATCAAGATTGTCCTTTCTTATTTGCGTCTGGTATGCGATATTAATGATGACGAGGCATTTGAATATATTTATAATCGTCCTAATCGTTTTTTGGGAAGTCAGTTTTTGCAAGAGGTAAAACGAGCTGCCAGAAAAGAAAAAATCTCTTTGTTTTGTGCTATGTCCAGAGTGATTAAAACAAATTGGAGATATAAGAGTGCCAATTCGATTTATGGCACTGTTAAGCAGCTCAGTGGAAACCATTATAAAACCGTAGCAGATATGATTGCTGATCTGCGAGAAATTCTTGATTTGGATTCTTATGTGTCTAAAGATTTGAGCGAGAATGATGATAGCAAAGTTGAAAATTTGAATACTTTGCAGAGTATGGCATCGAACTATAAGGATGTAAAGCGTTTTGTTTCCTTTATGATGAAGTTTGCCAAGGAAAAGAAAACTGATCCAAATTCCGTTCAGCTTATGACCATTCATAAATCCAAAGGATTGGAGTTTCCTATTGTGTTTGTGGCAGGAGTTAATCAAGGTATTCTGCCGCATGGGAAAAATCAAAATCCAGACGAGGAAAAACGCCTAATGTATGTGGCTATTACAAGAGCAGAAAAGGTTTTGTATGTTTCTTCTACTCAGAGATATAATGGTAAAGAAATGGATGAAAGTGATTTTATTTCTTTTCTTTTTGACTAATAACCAGAAATACAAGTATCGGAGGACAAAATATGAAACTACATAAAGGAGAATTTTATGAACGAAAATACCAATCGGCACTCATGCCGAACCTGTATTTGGAATGACCAATGCGAGGATGAACAGCCCTGCGCATTTTATGATGATGGCAGTAATGAGATTGATTTGTCGGACGCTGAGATTGAGCAGCGAGTAGAAAATGGCAGGAGAAAATTCAGAAATGAATATTGGAAATATATGAAGGAGTACGATGATGGAAAAAGCTACGAATAATGTTCTGGTGAAATCAAGGATTTATTTGGATAACGCAAGTACGACAAAGCCGCTTCGGTATGTAATGGATGCTGTAAATGATGCCGTATATGAGCAGTATGGAAATCCAAGTAGCTTGCATGATATTGGTCGTAAGGCAAACGATGCGGTTGAGAATGCAAGAAAAATCATTGCTGATTTTATCGGAGCAAAACCTTCTGAGATTTATTTTACTGCTGGTGGCAGTGAGTCAGATAATATGGCTCTGCGTGGTATTGCTCCGTATCTGAAAAGTATTGGTAAGACAATGATTGTTACTACGGAAATCGAACATCATGCCGTTTTGAATACTTGCAAAGAATTGGAGAAGGATGGATTTACTGTAATCTATATGCCTATTGATCAGGATGGCAGAGTAGATATTGAGGAACTGCATCGAGTCATGGAAAAATATAAGGATCAGATTGGTCTTGTGTCTATTATGGCAGTGAATAATGAAATTGGTTCTATTCAGTTGATTGAGGATATTGGCGATCTTTGTCAGGAATATCATGCACTTTTCATGACAGACGCAGTTCAGGCATATGGTCATATTCCGCTGAATGTAAATGAACAGCACATTGATATGCTTGCTGCATCAGGACATAAGATTCATGCACTGAAGGGGATCGGCATTTTGTATGTGAGAGATGGAGTGTCTGTAAAATCAATTATTACTGGCGGTGGTCAGGAACGAGGTCTTAGAGCAGGAACCGAGAATGTGTTTGGCATTATTTCTATGGGAGCTGCGACAGAGGGGCTTGCTAAGAATATGAAGGGAAACGAGGAATATTTCAGAGAATTAAGAAGCACATTCTTTGATACTTTGGATGAACTGTCTGTTTCTTATAAAGTTAATACTGATGTTGGTGTTCCGAACATTATTAGCTTGACACTGCCGGGGTGCGAGAGCGAAGCAATGCTTTTGCTGCTGAACCAGAAACAGGTCTATGTGTCTGCTGGATCGGCGTGTACGGCTGGTTCTCTTGAACCTTCTCATGTGCTGTTGGCATTGGGCTTATCGGAGCATGATGCAAGCTGTACGATTCGTATTTCTATGAGTTTAATCAATAGCGGATTTGATATGGTGGAAGCGGCTCATGCAATTGCAGAATGTACCAGTCAGCTTCGATCTATGATGGAGGTATGATATGAAAAAGGAATATGTGCATTATACAGATATTACACGAGAAATTCTTGATACGATCAAGGTTGGCGATTTGGTCAAGATCAATGATTGGACGAAACCTCTGCGTGTTAAAGCAGTGTCAGAGAATTACTTTGTGATGGTAAGCAATTTATTTGGAAAGCCAATGTATTCTGTTTGCTCTAAATTGCCGTGGAAAGGTGTTCGCCATAATGCAATGACTGGCGGTATGTTCCATTGCGGTGCAGATAATTGGATTTTTGGCTCTCCCCTATCACTTCAGTATGAGAACCTATACCGTTTTGAGAACGAAGAAGCAAATCAAGCATATTTGCAGGAATTTGAAAATGGAGAGGCTGAAATTTCAGAAAGAAACGGTGTTCCCATTTATGATCTGTATGTGAAGCATTAATTGGATGGTGGGTTATGGTTTGCACAAATTTGTGTCCTTTTGACAACACAAACTGTATGTGTCAGTTTTGCGAGAATCCTTGTAACAATGGGTTAAATTGCAGTGATTGTCAATTTCACAATAAGATCATGCACACAATTTATCTTTGCACTGGTTTTGAGGGAGATTTTGACAAGTATCTTGAAAATTGGAAAAGAGGTGCTGCTGGTGAATCAGTACATGAGTCAAAAGGAAAATAATGATTTTATAGAAGCGTGTGAGGCTGAAATTCTTTGTGATGCAAAATATTGTCCTTATATGAATGGAACAGTAAGCAGATTAGGTGCTTGTGAAGGAGATTTTTGCAAGGAAGCATGGGAGGAATATTGTGAGCAGAATGATAAGGAATATGAACGATGATGATTTAAAGTCATGTCCGTGTTGTGGTGGAAAAGCATTCTTTGTTGTAGAACCTTCTGCATATTCGAATTCATTCTTTTACTTTATCGCCTGTGATGATTGCGGTATTGAAACGCCGAGAACATTCCGAACAAAAGAAGCAGCCGCAAGGGTATGGAATAAGAGAGTGAGTTGAGATCGGTGTGGTATGAACAGGAAATCGAACAATGGGCAGGAGCATGGTATGACGGAGTAGATTATTCTTGGCGTTTTGAGGTTTCTACATATGGAAGAATTCGAAATGCCAAGAATAAAAGAATTTATTCTTTACATATGTGTTCCAGCGGATATTTACAAATATGTACTTCTGTCAATGGTAGGAATAAAAATATCCGCATACATCGTTGTGTTGCGGAAACATTTTTAAACAATCCTTATGGGTATGAAATTGTAAATCATATTGATGGTAAGAAAACAAATAATCGACTGGATAATTTGGAATGGTGTTCTCGAAGAGATAACTATAACCATGCTGTTGAAATGGATTTAATTGATTCTTCTATTCCATATCAGTTGGCGCAAAATTCACGCTTTGGATATTATCAAGGCAGCTACAATGGAATGGCGAAGCTGACTGAGAATGATGTGATTTACATACGCTCCAATTACATACCAAAAGGTAAAGGGCAAAAGTGCAACCGACAAGAACTTGCTACTTATTTTGGTGTAAGTGTCGGTTTGATTTCCAGAATTGTAAAAAATGAAATATGGACTCATGTTTAGGAGGATGGTTGTGGAAAAATTTTATATCGTTAAAGAGGGTTCACGATTACATACTGATTATTGGGAATGGAGAAATTCTGTTTCTGAGAATAATAAAATCGTTATTAGTTTCTTTGAGCAGCATGGAATTGAGGCAACAAGGTATTGGATTTCAAAGGATCAGATTGGCATTATTCCGACAAAGAATGACGAAAATAAATTTGCAAAACAGTTTACGAAATACGCTTTGGAAGATGGATTGTGTTTGTTTAAGCGAAATTCTGTGATTGGTAAGGCTTGGATTAAACAAGCTGCTGATATAAAGATTTATCATAAGCCCTCTCCATCTTGGTATAATTCTGTAATTACTGGCAGGAGTTCAAGTCGTTTGTTTGATCATAAGGGAATTCTGTATTGTTCCTATCATGCGGAGCGAGTTGAAATGCCAGAAGATATGTTTCAGGAAATCAAAGGTAGTGATTTTTATAAAATTATGGAAGAAATTGAGGAAGGGAATGATAGTAAATGATTGATTGTAAGGCTATTGCCACAGAGCGAAAAAAGTATTTGAAAGAATATATTGAGCAGAATAACAAGGATTTGTGCTTGATGGTAATTCAAGTAGGCGATAATCCTGCATCTAATTCTTATATTCGTGGTAAGATGCAAGACTGCATGGAAGTCGGTATTCGATTCGTACATAAGCGTTTTGATGTTTCTGTAACTACTAATGAAGTCATTCGTACTATCAGAGATGCTAATGAATCTGTTTTGGTAAACGGAATTATTGTGCAGCTCCCTCTTCCTCCCCATTTGGATAAGGACAGTATTCTTAATGCCGTTGCCGATAGCAAGGATGTAGATGGATTTAAGCATAATAGTGGGTTTACGCCTTGTACTCCTAAAGGAGTAATGACGATTCTGGATCATTTGAATTACGATGTAGATAGTCAGTTGTGTTGCGTAATCGGCAGAGGCGAAGTTGGAAAGCCAATGGTTGATTTGTTGACGAAGCACAATGCCACTGTTTTGTGGTGTAATAGCCATACAAAGGCTTTTGATTTAGAGGGATATATTTTAAGTGCTGATGTGATTATTTCTGCGACTGGTAAGCCTCAGTTAATTAAAAATGTTCGTGAGGATCAAATTGTAATTGATGTAGGTATCTGTCGTGGTGATGATGGTAAATTGTGTGGCGATGTGGATAAATCTTGCTATGGAGATCAGATGTTAATTACGCCTGTTCCCGGTGGTGTTGGGTTAATGACAAGAGTTGCACTTTTGGAAAACTTGGTCTACGGAGGAAACTGATATGGGACGGATTCAAATTGTAAATGGCGATCTTTTAAAGGCTGAAGAAACTTATCTTGTCCATCAAGTGAACTGCTGCGGCGTTATGGGAAAAGGTCTTGCTTTGCAAATTCGCAATAAGTATCCTGATGTATATCGCCGTTATCAAAGCTATTGTGCGGAACATCGGATCAGAGATTTAATTGGTCGTGTTCTTCTTATCCCCACAGACGATGGTAAAATTATTTGCAATCTTTTTGCTCAAGAACGATATGGGAACGATAAGAGATATACTGATCTTGTTGCTTTAAGAAGTTGCTTTCAGAAATTAATCAGAATCGTTCCAGTATATGAACATATTGCAATGCCTTATATGATTGGTTGCGGCAATGGTGGTGATTGGCAATCTGTATATGGATTAATTCAAAATGAGTTTACAAAGCACGATGTTGCTTTATATAAACTATAATACCAATAAATACAAGAATGGAGGTGATATTTTGAAATGCGTGATTTGCGGAAAAGAAATTGAAAAGAGTTGTTACACAAATGCTGTGTTGTGCAGCGGTGAATGTTTTCATTGTCATTTTTGGCGTGAGTTAATTGCCGAAAAGGAGCAACACATTGTTATTGGTGGGCAATGTTATTGTGATGGAGGTGAAGTTAAAAATCCTGATCAACATCCGTTTTTAGGGTGCGCTGGACGAAGGTTTTGGATTAGGTTTTTTGATGGAAGAACTATTACGACAAACAATCTTTGGTGTCAAGGCGAAATTCCAGAGGAATTCAGAGAAGAACTTCCAGATAATGCAGAGTTCTATACACCAGAACATATTAAGTTTGCGAATTCATTGATTGGTGGTGGAAATTATTAATACGAATGCGGTTTATATCCCTTCTTTGGACGGTAAAGACATTTATATTTCAAATAGCTTAGACCCCAAGAATGGATACAGGTTGAAAAATAAAACTGGAAATCTGAATTTATCAAGATTCATCAATTCTCTGGATTACAGTCTTGATTTAATTAAAATTCGGCAAGTACATAAAAGTTTATTTCCTGTTGCTGATATAGAACAGTTAGAAACTGTATTCTCTTTTGACGAAAAAGGCAACGAATATGACGAAGTTCATTCCAGAGGCAAAGAGTATTCTTGTCAAGTTATCAATGTAACTTTCAAATACAGCAATAAAGAATTCAACCGAGTAAGAGGTAGTTACTATATTCGTTTCGGATATAGAATTGACGATCTTGAGTTCGAGGATTGTATTGCTTGGGATGATGGTGAAATTGTTGGTGTTCAAACTGGCGAGAAAGTAAACAACCCTGTGGATGCCGAAGAACTTCCCTATTTTATTTTCAAAGATGGGATGTATCGAGCAAAAGATAATATTAAGACCTGTAACAATGTTGCAGATATTCGATCTGACATTTATGAAAATGGTTTTGTTTGCGAAGGCATTAAGTATGTCCGCTTTAAGCGCAGCTCTGGTTCCAGCCGTGTAGGTAAATGTTTGTTTATTAATGAAAGACTGTACGATATTATGCACGAGTGGGAAATGTGCGGTATTCAAGTGGATGAAGGTCAAGACATTGATTTAGCTGCACTTGAGCCTTATATTGCGTTGACGCTTAGTAGTATTATCGACACGATTGAGATCAAGCCAGAAAACATTCTGGTTGTGGATGATTATAAAAGTGTATTTCATGAACGAGCAATTGCTACAAGGTTGGTTGATGGGCGACTCGTATCGAAACCTGAAGATGTAGAAATCTCGAACAGTATTTGGGATGGGCAGTCTTTGATGGATCGCAGTCTGTTTGGCGAATATTCAAATAAAGGTATGCTTCTGCTTCGAGCCAGATTTTTTAAGTCATGTTGCTTTAACGCCAACATCCAGCAGTGGTTTGCGGATCATGGAATTAAGAAAATCAGCCAACTTAACGGATATACTCGTGCAAAGAAAATTGAGGATGTTAAGCTGATTACGACACCGAGTTCCATTAAATATCTCAAGTTTGGTACTTTGGATCATTGGCTTGATACTTTGGAAACTACTTTTGGCGTTGTCAAATATGAGAAGAAAACCCATTTCTTTGATGGACGCATGGTAAATACGCATTATCAGTTGATCAATACTTTGCAGATGACATATGAAGAGGTTGAGCAATTTATTAAGCCTTCATTGGACTATGCAAGGATGATTAAGACTGATCCTGCGGTGCTTCGCCATCAGATCAGTTATCAATATCATATTCCAGATGATAAATTTTATACACAAGCAATTGCTTCTAAGCACGATATTATTTATCGTTTACTTGGCCTAAATGATAGATTTTCTAAGACTAAAATGTACCGTAATTTTTGTAATGATTTGATTCGGTCATTTATCAAAAATCTGCGTTGCGGTCATGTGTTGGTTCGAGGGAATTACAGTACATTGTGCGGTAATCCGATTGAGATGTTGAAAATGTCAATTGGGCAGTTCGATGGATCTTCTATTATCGAAAAAAATACTGTTCATTGTGGGATGTTTGAGAGTGACAAGGAGCTGCTTGGCTCTCGCAGTCCTCATGTGACGATTGGTAATATTCTGGTTACTCGCAATGTGATTCGTCCTGAAATTGCTCGTTATATGAATCCAACAAATGAGATTGTGTATGTGAACAGTATTCAGGAGAATTTGCTTGAGCGTTTGAGCGGTGCGGATTTTGACTCTGATACAATGTTGCTTACCGACAATGAAATTTTGGTGGCGGCAGCAAAGCGAAATTATGATAACTTCCCTGTTCCGACTAAATTGGTCGAATCTGCAAAGCGTAATCGTAGATATACAAACCGTGAAAAAGCTGATCTTGACATTAAGACCAGTGTAAACAAAATTGGTGAGATCATCAATTTGTCACAGGAACTTAATTCTATTCTTTGGGATCGTATCAATAAAGGAACCAGTGTTGATGATGTGATGGAATTGTACTGCGATATTTCTCAGTTGGATGTTATGAGCAATTTGGAAATTGACTCTGCAAAGCGTGAAAATCCTGCAAACAATACTCGTGAGTTGCAATTACTGAAGAAAAAATATGATGTGCGAGATAAAAAGAATCGTCATGTCAGACCTTTGTTCTTTAAGTATATTGATGGGTATAAGGGGTATCGTGATGATTATCATGTGTATGTAGAGCAAGATGACGAGTTCCAAAAATTATTCAAGACGGACAAATATAAGGATGCCCATACGATAAAGAAAGAATCTACAAACAATATCGTGATTGAAAGAGGCAGAATGTCTTATTTGAAGCATGAAACATCTATGGATTATTTGCAAAAGTGCATTAATCGGTTCTATGTTCCTCGTGACAAAGATGCCAATCATGGTCTTTCATATATATTAGTTCCTATTAGTGCAACTAAGGGAGAATATCAAAAAGATGTTGAACAACAGATTATTGAAATAGCAAGAGAAGCAAAGAAAGAAATTAATTCGATTTGGGAAAAAAATAACATTAATAAACGGATTAAAAGAGAATTGGAATATGATATTCGAAAAAAGTGTTCTGCGGCGTTACAAGAAATTCAGATCAACGAAAAGACAATGAGAAGATTGCTTGGAAAATTAGAAAATGAATATTCAGATGTGACGAGATTTTTGTTCTTTTCGCTGCTGGAACAGGTGCGTGGGTTTATGCTTTCTGGTTTTCATCAGATCATTCAAAAAAGCGTTTCGCCAGTGAGTATTTTGCGAGAAGATGTTGACGGAGATATTCAGATATATGATTTTCATTATCTGAAAACACAGGGCGAAAGCGAGGACTATGATTTGAATTACGAACATTGGGAAGATTTTGCAGACGAAGTTCAGGAGTTTATGAATAAGTATGGCATTCGAAATGATTGGCTTGCTGCTCAATTAGAAATTGATATTGCTGTCTTGAGTAGATTCTTGAATAAGAAAAGAAATTTGTCAAAATCAAATTCTTTTAATTTGACTTCGTTTATTAAGCGTTATAAAAGCAATATGGAGTGGCTTCAGCTTTCATAAATGTCAATTTGCATTGACAAAAACAGTTTTGAAATTGCCATAAAACTCTTGAAAACACCATGTTTATGGCGATTTTAAGTAAAAAGCTAACTTTTACAGAGGGTATAGAATGCAAATTACCCTTATCATGGGCTTTTCAAACAGCCCAAATCTATTGAAAAGGAATGAGATTTGTTTGATTAAAATTACGAAATCTGAGTCCGAGGCAGTTCGCAAGGTTTTTCCTCGTGCGGAGATTGTAAGGACTTGTATTCAAAAGAGCAAGCGGCATCGTTATTATCTGCCCGAAGCTGAAAAATATCTGCGTCTGATCGTAGAAAGTAATGCTGAGGCGGCTGCTATTTGCGCTACAATCGACAAAGAGCGTGAACGCAGACGCAAGTGGCATGGATAAGGAGGATGCTATGACTCGTATCGAAAAAAGTTTTTATGATATTGAATTTGACGAAGCAACTGTCCTGAAAAATTGGGGGGTCAATGAAGTTTTCTATCTGAAAAATTTGAAGGATAGAAAGCTGTTTCTGACTTGTGACATTGATGAATGTATCATTGATGATATTGTTTCTCATATTTTGCAGTACAATGCAGATGACAAGGGAAAGCCAGTTGAGGAACGCAAGCCTATTTTGCTTTATTGCTCTTCCAATGGCGGCAGCGTTGATCCCGGTTTTGAACTGATTGATGTGATTCGTCAAAGTAAGACTCCTGTTTACACAATCAATCTTGGGTATCAGTATTCTATGGGCTTTTTGATTGGTTTGGCTGGTCATAAGCGTTATGGCTCTAAGACAGCAAAGTACCTGATGCACGATGGCTCTAATTTCATTTATAATTCTGGTGCAAAAGCACAAGACCAGATGGAATTTAATAAGCGCATTGAGGCAAGAGTTAAGGAATATGTGTTGGACAGAACCAAGATTACATCAGAGATGTATGATGCTCAGATGCGAAAAGAGTGGTATATGTTCTCTGACGAGGCTAAGGAACTTGGTGTAACTGATTATATTATTGGCGAGGATTGCGACTTAGACGAGATCATTTAAACGCCGATACAGTAAGGAGTTTTTACATGAATGAATATCGAGGATTTCAGGAAATCCGCAATGATGATGTTCGACTGCCTGAATTCTATGGAAACATGGGACAGAATATTTTTGGTTGTCTTGAAAACGAGTATGTATTGATTGATGACGGTGATGGTAATGTTGTTGACTATTATCGCTGGGATGGAAAGAAATATGTGCTTGTTGGGTATCGGATGATTAAGAATAGCTATACGGAGGATGTAAAGCCAAGAAACCCACAACAGAGAATTGCACTGGATATGCTCTACAATGATGATATTACAGTGAAAATCATTTCTGGATGCTTCGGTTCTGGTAAGGATTATTTGATGTGTGCGGCGGCTCTGGATTTAGTAATGCAGGGCAAATATGATAAAATCATGTGGGTTCGCAATAATATTGAGGTTAAAAATTCTAAGCCGCTTGGTTTTCTCCCCGGTGATGCATTTGATAAACTGCTTCCCTTTGCAATGCCTTTAGCTGATCATGTTGGCGGTATTGAAGGATTGGATCGGTTTATTAGTAATGGTCAAATTGAGGTTGAACATCTTGGATTTATTCGAGGCAGAGATATTAAAAACACGATTATTATGTGTAGTGAGGCAGAGAATATGACAAAAGAACATATTCAGCTTTTGCTTGGTCGTGTTGGCAATGGTTCTGCATTGTGGTTAAACGGCGATTATCGCCAGACAGACCATAAAGTATTTGCAGAGAATAACGGATTGATGATTGCTGTTAATCGGCTGAAAGGTCATCATCGGTTTGGATTTGTGAAACTCTTAAAAACTGAACGAAGCGAAACGGCTGCAATGGCAGACCTATTAGATTGAAATAACAACAAATACAAGAATGAGAGGATTTTGAATTATGATCAACAATTTTATTTGTGATAACTGTGACCATTATCTTGTTTGCGAAAAGCTGTCTAAGCTGATGAAGTTCCATGAGAGTGCTAAGAAAGACCTTGGCATTACTCTGACAATGGATGATTGTATGGATTTTAGCGGTCAGGACGAACAGGATAAGGCAGAAGAAGATTAAGAGTTTGGAGGTGGATAGCCATAGAACGAGCGGAATTTTTAGCCCGACAATATGACTTACTTACCAGACGCTTAAATGATTCTACAATTGAATGGCAAGACATTGCTGATTTGAGAACAGAATACACAGGAGAGGTTGAACATCGTGATACGATTCGCAAAGGAGCAAAACTGCTTTATGAATATTTGGAAGCAGGATGGCTTCATGATCCTGCGGAAGTTAAGGATGTTCCCTCCCCTACCAATACAGAAAATGTTTTGAACCAAATTAAGAAAGAGCGATATAAATTACAGACGGAAAAACTGGAATTGAATCGCTGGCTGCGAGAAAATGCACGAGATGAATTGATCGTTGAACATATTTGTCAAGCAGTAGCAGAATTGGAGCCGCTGGATATTCCTGCTCCAATTTTTGCAGAGAACAATCATCGTGCGGGTATTCTTATTTTTGGTGACGAACATTATGGTACGGAATTTACAATTCGTGGATTGTCTAATGAGGTAATCAACGCATATAGTCCTGAGATTTTTGAGGATCGTATGTGGGATTTGCTGAATCAGACAATTCAGATCGTACAAAAAGAGAATTTTTCAAAAATCTATGTTTTTTCTATGGGAGATTTTGAGGATGGACTTTTGCGTGTAAAACAGCTTATGCAGCTTCGATATGGTGTTGTAGAAAGCACTGTTCGTTATGCAGAGTTTATCGTAAATTGGCTGAATGAGTTGAGCAAATATGTTCAGGTGGAATTTCAGACTACGAGCGGAAATCATTCCGAACTTCGTATGCTTGGTCAGCCAAAAGGAACATTTACACAAGAAAATATGGCATTGGTTGTGAATGCTATGATTCGTACACGACTTTCAGAAAATCCGAATTTTACATTTATTGAAAATCCAACTGGATTGATTTATGCGGAGATTTTAGGTTATCAGGTTTGTGGTATCCACGGTGAAGTAAAAAGTATGGAACAAGCCATCAAAGATTTTTCGCAGAAATATCGTGTGCAGCTCGATTTCCTGATTGCTGGTCATAAACACCATGCAAAGAGTGAAACGGTTGGTATTAATCAGGAAGTAATTAATGTTCCGAGTATTATTGGCGTTGATGATTTTTCTATGTCGATCAATAAAACATCAAATGCTGGCGCAACATTTTTAGTTTTGGAGCATGGTCGAGGTAAAACTATCGAATATGCGATTAAGTTATGAGGTGAAATATGAATAGAAGTGAGTTAATCGCAGAAATCGTAGAGAGAACTGGACAAACAAAGAAAGCAGTTACCGAGATGGTAGATGCTTATGAGGAAACAGTTTATGATGCTATGCGCAGAAATGAAGTAGTTGCGTTGCATGGATTTTTGAAATTTGAGCGTAGAAAGCGAAAAGGTCATAAGGGCAATGATTTAAAGAATAATGGGTTGATTGATATTCCTGATTCTGAATCTGTGAAGGTCACTCCCGGAAATACCTTGAAAAATGTTTTAAGGAACAGCGGTTGATCTGCTGTTCCTTGATATGGAAGGGTAGCTTATGAGGTCTGAGCGGCGGTCTGAAAAACCGTAGGGTGGAGGTTCGATACCTCTCCCTTCCACCAAAATTTTTTAAAAAAGTTTTTTCAAAAGGTATTGACAATAACCAGAAATACAAGTATAATAGTCAATGTCAGGAGGCAATAGTCCTCCTGCAAGATTGACTTAATAACAAGAAATACAAGACGGTCTGTTGGTCAAGCGGTTAAGACACCGCCCTTTCACGGCGGTAACATGGGTTCGAATCCCGTACAGATCACCATATGGTGCGTTAGTTCAGAAGAGTAGAACGCTGCCCTGTCACGGCAGAGGTCAGGGGTTCAAGTCCCCTACGCATCGCCAGTGCCGTTTTTAGAGCAAATGTTCAGTTGGGTCAGCTAAACTTGAGATGTGCCGAGGGGTTATCATTAGCCTTATGACTGTGGATAGACACTAAAATGTAACATCATTCCGACTTATTCCGTGTCGGTCAATGCAGAGAGAAACTGTACGGAAAATACTGCGGGGTGGTAGCAGTTGGCAGCTCGTCAGCCCCATAAGCTGAAGGTCGCAGGTTCGAGTCCTGCCCCCGCAACCATTTGGGAAGGTACTCAAGAGGTTCAAGAGGCTCCCCTGCTAAGGGAGTAGATCGTTGATAGCGGTGCGTGGGTTCGAATCCCACTCTTCCCGCCATTTTATTAAATATGCTGGTATAGCTCAGTTGGTAGAGCAATTGATTTGTAATCAATAGGTCGGGGGTTCGAGTCCGTCTACCAGCTCCACATGGGGAATTAGCTCAGTTGGGAGAGCGTCTGCCTTGCAAGCAGAAGGTTAGCGGTTCGATTCCGCTATTCTCCACCATTCTATCAATTGAATATGCGCCAGTAACTCAGTTGGTAGAGTAACCGCCTTTTAAGCGGTAAGCCACGGGTTCGAGTCCCGTCTGGCGCACCAAACAGGACTGTTGGAAAACATTTTGTATGAAATGAATGTCCTATGGTTTTAGTCCATCGTCTATGAGGCAAACCAACTTGCCGATGGGGAAATTACGATAATATTTCTTTTATATGCGGGTGTGTCGGAATCGGCAGACGAGGCAGACTCAAAATCTGTTGGTAGTAATACCGTGTGGGTTCAAGTCCCACCACCCGCACCATTTATTAAGCGGATGTGGCGTAACTGGCAGACGCACAAGATTCAGGTTCTTGTACCGAAAGGTGTATGGGTTCGAGTCCCATCATCCGTACCAATTCACTTCATGTTGATTGTTTTGTTTATGCAAGACAGATACAGTGAGAAATCCCGTATCACAACGGTCTTAGTGTCTTTCCATTATCTTGGCGAGAGCGGCTTGCAACGCAGCGGGATAATAAAATATTGGGGTATCGCCAAGCGGTAAGGCACAGGACTTTGACTCCTGCAT